CCTTTCTTTGATACATATAAAGAATACAGATTTGGGTATGCTCTTATGATTTACATTAATGATGTTGCTACTGTTTGTGTCAAACAAAATCAAAGTATTCCCTTTCAATCATTATCTGCCCGAAGTACTTATCAAAACTTAGAAGTATTCACAGCACGAAAGATTTATAAAAGTAAGTCCCCCGGAAAAGAACTTCACAAACTTCTCAATGGTATAAGTGATCAAGTGAAATTTTTCACTGATCTATTTCATTTCATGAAAGACTGTCACAACTTCGATGAAAAATTGAAAAAAGGCAAGACTCTTTATGTTAGAACACATGATTCCAATTTCATTTACGGTAAGGCTGACAAAATTGTAGATAAAAAAAGAAGACTGAAAGAAGTCAGAAAGCAACATCTTTTGCTAATGGGATCCAAAACTCATGAAATCCTTAATCCAGAATGGTTTACCAATGAAGGTATAGAGCCTACGGATATTCCTCAACATACTGTTTATCTTTTAACTGAACAATCATGCTTATCATAAAAAGTAATTACAAAATAGAAGATGACATTTTAGCAATAATCAAAGACAACAATTTGTCTATATCCAATGTTGAAATTCATTATGAAAGATCTCACAACAGCAATTTTGTTTGGAACATTATGTTTAGTTGTAGATTATACACTTCTGAAAAAAAAATATGTGATTTCTGCGCCCGATTCAAGCAAGGAAGTCAGAGTGTAAGAATAAAAAATGAATCCTATGAAAATGAGGTAATCCTTAGACAATTAAATACCCTCAATTACCAACAAGCAGGACCATGGATTCCATCTTACAATGAACAATTTGCTAACATAGCCGGTGTTGTAATTGAAATGATTAAAGAATGTTATTTCAAAAATATTTTCGATCAGCTAAAAGCAAATCATATACTTACTTCTTATGAAGATAATCAATGGTCCAACATGGCTTTTTATCCTTTGGACTTCATTCCCCGTAGGTATAACTCTAAACCTTTCTCTAACATGAGTCCAGCAGAAAGAAGAAAATGGCATATCAAAACAGTGTTTAATAAAATACCTGTTTACAATCCGGAAATATTCACCCTTTACAAAATGCGCGATGAAATTAAGTAAGTTGTTCAGAACACTTGACAGTCGATACAGAAGCGAATATAGCAACCGACCGGTCTATACACCAAAAACTAATAATCAAGCCGCACTAAATACAATTGAAAGAATAGAAGAGTACGGCCTTTCAGCCAAAATAATTACCTGTGTCAGCACCAACCAATATAATGTTGATATTTATTTAGACAAACTGTTACTCGGCAGGGTTGTTACATCATCCAGAAGTGCCTGTACTTTTTATGTCCATGACAATAAAAGAATGGTTTCTTCTGATGTGGTTAATCGCATGATCGAAGGCTTTGTATCTTCTGAATTAATCAAAGCATACGCTGAAGCAATAATAGTATTATTTTTATACAATCGCTCCCTAGAAGACAAGCATTTACTTGTTCGAAAAACAGATTGGGTTTGGTATGAAAATTCATACTGGTATTCAATCTACCCAAAGAACTTTAAAAGAAAAGTTGGAGTCAAAGGAGTGATTGCTAAATTAAAACTTGATGGATATGATTTTCTCAATCCTGATATCATCCCACAGTTAATTGAAAATGAACAGAAGAAAGCCCAGAGCCGATCGGTTAAAAGAAAATGAGTTCATGCTCACCTTAAATAGATTTCTCCGTAGGAAGAATTTCACCTCTTTGATTTTGTATAATAAACCAATATATGAGACTGACTGACAATCAATTTAAGTTGTTGATATACAACAAACTTGTAGAAGAAACTTACAAAAGTTTTGTATTCACAAACAAAAAGAAATACATCTGGTTCAGAAAATGGTTTTTATCCACAGCAAAAAGAAAAACTAAATATGGAAAAGAAAGAAGAGAAAGGGAGTATGATAATCTTGTCCGAGCATTTGGAATCAGATATCAATCTGGCGGAGCCGCTCCTAGTTCACAGAGACTACCAAAGTATTCGTATCGCCTGCCTCGCGGCCTTACCAATGATAAGACATGAATTATCTTTAATCAATTACACTTTGTCTTCTTGTACAAAAATTACTTTGTATAGAATTTTGAGAAGTTTAGGCTTTCCGGATAATAAAGATTATAGAGCAATAGCCTATGATATTTTACGCAAGCATGCTGATCCAAATCTTTCTAAAGTAATGGGTTCCAAAAAAGAACCTTATTTTGAAAAAGAGGATATCCATCCACCAGAATATTCTTACAACACCCTTTGTGATAAAGAAAAAGAAATTTTCATATCTTTAATACAAGATAACAAAGACTGAAATATGCGATTCAAACCCAATCAAAAAATTATATGTGTCGATCCATGGTATCAAGATGTTCTTATTTTAAATGAAAATCGCGAATACACCGTGCTCGGTTATACAGAAAAACAAGGTGTGTTGCTTAAAGAACTACCTGATGTAAAACAAGGATTTTTTGAAAATAGATTTGTAGATCCTTTTACACATTCAGTTTTACAAATGATCATTGACTTTGCTAAAAATTATGAATTCTTAAACAATGATCCAACACAATCATCCTAATGATATCTTTAACTACGATCATTATGTAGTAACCTTTTCAGGTGGAAAAGATTCCATGGCAACCTTCTTACACCTATTAGATATAGGTATCCCAAAAGAAAAAATAGAACTCATGCATCATGACATTGATGGTCAAGGTGCTTTGTTTATGGATTGGGAATGTACTCCCGATTATTGTAAAAAATTCGCAGCCGCTTTTGATGTTCCTATTTACTTTTCATGGAAACACGGTGGCTTTCTTCGAGAAATGCTTCGCAAAGATCAATTAACAGCACCTATTTATTTCGAAACACCAACCGGATTGAAAGTAATAGGTGGTGATAAAGGTAAATTAAACACCCGTAGAAAATTTCCTCAAGTAACAGCGGATCTTAAAACTCGATGGTGCTCTGCTTATCTAAAGATTGATGTAGGCTCTGCCGCAATCAGAAACCAACCTAGATTTAATAATTCTCGCACACTGGTAGTATCCGGTGAAAGAGGGCAAGAAAGTCCAGCACGAGCCAAATATGCAATTTTGGAACCAGATCGCTCAGATAACCGAAATGGTAAATCAAAAAGACATACTGATCGATGGAGACCTATTCGCGACTGGACTGAGCAACAAGTATGGGAAATCATTGAAAGATATAAAATTCGCGTACATCCTGCTTACTATATGGGATGGGGGCGAGTATCCTGCAAATTTTGTATCTTCGGTAATGCCAATCAATTTGCGAGTGCCTTTTATGTAAGTCCATTAGAAGGACAATGGATTGTAAATCTGGAAGAAGATTTTGGTTATACAATCAAGCGAAACAAAACATTACTGGAATTAGTAGCAGAAGGGACCGTCTACCCTAATATAATTCCAGCATTAAAAAACATGGCGACAAGTTATACTTATGACATGCCAATCTTCACCGATCGATGGCTTCTTCCTGCGGGAGCATACGGTGAAAGTTGCGGTCCAACATAGTAAATTATGGAACAGTTTGTAATTGGAATGTATGCATGGTTGGTACTATTTATCTTAGCATTAATACTTCTTTGGAAGGATTATAAAGAAACATGTGATGATTATGGTTACTCTCCTCAGATGATAACAGGTTATTTAATTATCTGTTTGATCGGTGCTCCTTATTGGGTTTTAGCTGTAATTAATGAAAGAATCCATGTATTCATTGCAACCAAAAGAGTTGATCGAAGCATCCGAAAGATTGCTAAAAAGCATGGAATGACATCAGAAGAATTTATTAAACACTGTAAAGAAAATGGAGAAAGGCCGCCTAACACCTGAAGAAGCACAAAAGTTATGGTCCTATACAATACTAAGATCTTGTTTATGGTTTGCCAAAGGGGAAGTCATCGAGTCTTGTTATTTTAGAGATTATTTCACACCGAAAGCAGTTAAAGATTTAATTACCGATGGTTATATTCAAATAACTCCACCGAAGAAATGAGTCTTACGGTATTGTCATTTGGGGGTGGACAAGATAGTACCACCCTCTTATATTTATTGACAGAGGATCCTGAATTCAGAAAAAAATATGCACCGGGAGAATTAGTTGTCACCATTGCTGATACAGCAAATGAACATCCAGCTACGGTAGAACATGTTGTTGAGATTGAAAAATATTGCAAGACTTTAAATATCCCTTTCTTCTTTTTATCTGGAGACAAAGGTTATACATCACCTACTTGGTCTAAAGGTTTGATTGCTTTTTATGAGCATAACAATGCAGTTGGATCCAAAGCCTTTCCAAAAACATGTACTGACAAACTCAAAATAACTCCAATTTATAATTGGCTTGAAGAGTATGTACACAACCGATATAATACTGAGTCTTTTGGTAGAAAAACAGCATTGAAAGAATATGCTGAAAAATATGGAAAGATCAATGTTATAATTGGAATCGCCGCAGGAGAAGAGAAGAGGATGTCGTCCAATGAAGACAGCAAAGAAGCATGGATGCGAATAGCAATCAACAAGATTTATCCTTTGGTGGATATTGGATGGGACCGGCAGCGATGCCAAGATTACATCATCAAAGAATTGATGCTTCGTTGTCCTCCACCAAGCAATTGTATTTTATGTCCATTCATGAGTCTTCAGGAACTTTTGTATTTACACTTAAAGTATCCGGAATGGTACAAAAAGTGGGTGCTGCTTGAGTATAACAAAATTCTAGCAAATGCATACAAAGGAGATATTACAAAAAGCATGAACTCAAAAGGACTTATTGTAGATAATCTCGGAGTATGGGGTAAAAAATTACTTCCGGAAATGCTACTTATAGCAAAAGAAAAATATGGTCACATGAGCATGCAGGATCTGGAAGAATATAAATTTTCACACGGCCACTGTGTCGCAAATAAATTTTGATATGAGTAAAGACTGGGGTGTTAAAAGACAACAACGATATTTTGAAGCAAATCAAAAACAAATAGATATAGCTCAACAACAAAAAATAGAGCAGTTGAGACATACATTTGCACAAAGCGGTATTCTTCCTATAGATACCGGAAACCCTTTTGCTTCAATGGCAACACCAGATGTACCTACACCGGAACCAATGAAGTATTCGGAACTACCATACGCTCCCTTTGAAGTTAACAACATTACTTATTTGGGAGCTACTATGTTGGATCATTACACCAGCATTGCTCTGGAAGGACTTATGAGTAATCCTGAATATAAAGATACTCCTATTCCGGATCTTGTTCGTAAAGCAATTCAAACTGCAAATGAAACATGCAGACAATTAGAAATCATTAGGAATTTAAAAAATGGCTGATAATAAAAAGAAAGCTCTGCTTAGTCCAGGACAAAATCAAACATACCTTACAATATTTACTACTGCAGCAATTACAGGTCTTACTTCTAACAGGAATGTTACACAAGATCCTGATCATATAGCTGAGAAAGCAATAAAAATTGCACTCGCTACATGCAAACAATTGGAAATGATCGAAAATACTTTAAAAGATGGATCGAAATAAGCAAGTACATCCGATGCTCGGTAGTCTTGAATTTGGTAGTGGTGAAAAAACATTTTATGAAGATCAGGGAGAAACATACTTCGAAAGATCTGTTCGTGAATATACAGCAGCATTACTTTCAAACGGTGTAACTTATGAATCAAGAGAAGTCTTGGTTGGAGAAGCAATCAAAACAGCTTTGGAAGTTGATCGACAGCTTAAACTATTAGAAGAAGTCAAAAAAAATAATGGTAAAAAGACTTATTAAATTGGCAGCGATTGATAAAATCCAAGAAGTCCAAGCAGAAATTATTTCAAAAGTAATAGGTGATCAAACATTTGAATTTGGTATTCATCCTCAACTAAAAGGAGGAGAGTTCCAATCAAATCATTTTACTATTACTGAAGTGAGTACAGGTCGATATATGTGGGACGCTACTCAAAAAAAGAAACTCAAGTCAATGCTTGATGAATGGGTTGAGAAAATCCCTCATGATAAAATTATCAGGTTGATACAATCACAACCAAAGGTTGAAGAATTACCTGAAATATATGAGCATGAAAAAACAGAAGCTCTACAGCGTAAAGAAGACTGGGCTGAACTCACAAAAATACTAGGCTTTACTCCAAAAGGAGATGGTTTAATAATGGCAATGAGTGGTAAATTCACACTCGATATTGTTGCTTTGGATAAAAGATTAAATTGTCCGGATGGTGTATCTTTACGCGATCATATTAAAAATGAATTCGGACCTAGAGCCGAAGAACTTGTATCAAAACTTATCAAATGAAAAAACTATTCTTTCTTGCTTTAGTGTTCACAGGTTGTACACTACCCGCCCCAACTATATACATTGACACAATCGCACCGGTTGTAGTTACAAATGTAGTTGTAACCGATTATCCAGGAGTACACGAAGATGTTGTACACATATCCTTAAAAAATCTAAAGTCAGGTATCATAACTGAATATAGAACCAACCGAGATAATGCAATGACTTTCTCCTTAGGAGATACCATAAATTATGCTCAAACTCATTCTGCATGTCGGGGAAAGTAACTCTTACATTCGATGCTGTCAAAATCAATATAGAACCAAGCGGAAGTAGTCGTATTGCTGTTGAAGTAGATACTGAATGGATTAATGAAGTATTGGAAGACATAGATGATCAAGACATTATTGCATACGCCAAAGAGAAAGTTCTGGATACAATGACTGAATCAGATCATTTATCTCATGTTACCGCAGAAGATGCTGTCAAACACTTTGATGTTGACGATCTCCTTGAATATATAGGAATGGATACCATCATAAAATTTATCAGAAATCATGAGTAAGTATAAAATATTATCACGCTTTGACACCCATAAATTAGTGGATGTGTTGCAATCAGAATTAAACCCGGGAACATTTGAAAAGATTCAAACCCTAAATATTGATAGATGGTTGGATCAAGGAGACATGAAAGAACATATCTTTAATGTAGCTGCTTATATGCAAGAACCAGATCCCCTTGAATATTTTGGATGGTCCAAAGAATTTCAAGAAGATATGGTTGCACTGGAACAATTGCAAAATCGATACGGGGCTTCTCATATCAGACTTGTAAAAATGTAAGCCATGGCAGTACCAATCAAGAAAAAAAGAATTCCTTGGAACAAAGGTAAACGTCCTCCTATAGAAGATAATGGTAAAACATGGTGTGGTTGCGATCATAGAGATGAAAGCAAACTTAGAGCCGCAAATGATGATATCCATCAAGCTATTTGTAAAATGTGTAATCATTATTGGTATAAGTAATGGAAGCATCTTTATTCATTTGTCTAATCATCATGGCTATTACCCGCCTTCTAATTCGAAAATACATTAGATGAAAAAATTTTTTAACTACAGCCCTACAGATCAAGTCAAAACATACGTCATTGATTTGTTCTGTGGAGCCGGTGGTACATCCACTGCCATATATGAAAGCAATACAAACATTCAGGTAATAGCATGTATCAATCATGATGCAAATGCTATTAGATCTCATTCAGAAAACTATCCTGATTGTATTCATTACACTGAAGATATTCGAACTGTATCCTTAATGGATCTGAAAAGAATTGTTGATCACTTGCGCCTAGAAGATCCCACCTGCAGAATTGCTATATGGGCTTCCCTTGAATGCACTCATTTTAGTAAAGCTAAAGGAGGGCAATCGCGTAGTGCAGATAGCAGAACTCTGGCAGAACATTTATATAGATACGATGATATTATTCAACCTGATTTCTTTTGGATTGAAAATGTCCGCGAATTCCTTACATGGGGACCGCTCGATGATGAAGGAAAGCCAATTAAAAACTACAAAGGTTGTGACTATCAAAAATGGGTAAATGAGTTCACAGGAAGAGGTTACTCCTACGATTATAAAATCCTTAATGCTGCTGACTTTGGAGCATACACATCTCGTGTAAGATACTTTGGTCAGTTTAGCAAGAACCCAGATTTAATCGCATGGCCTGAACAAACCCATTATAAAAAACCTGCAGCAGATCAAGAATCATGGAAAGCAGTAAAAGATATCCTGAATTTATCAAACGAGGGTATATCCATTTTTGCCAGAAAAAAAGACTTATCTGAAGCAACACTTGAAAGAATCTATGCGGGGTTAATGAAATTTGTAGCCAATGGTGATGATTCATTTCTATGCTCTTATTACAAAAATTCTACATTTATAGGTCCCAAAGATCCATGTGGTACATTAACCACAAAGGATCGATTCCAGAAAGTAAATGTAAACTTCATTGATAATCAGTATGGAAATAGTAAACCTACATCAGCGGAACAACCACTGGGAAGTTTAACAGCAAACCCAAAGCAAAATGTAGTAACCTGCCAACCTTGGATATTAAACCCCCAGTATGTGAGCAAAGGAAGCAGTTTAGAAAAACCATGCTTCACTTTAATCGCCCGTATGGATAAAGCACCTCCTTACTTGGTGTCTCCTCAAAAAGGGAACCCTTTTATTAAAATACAATCTACCGATACATCAGCCATGAAAAAGATCAAATTATTTATGATCGCTTATGGAATATCTGATATCAAAATGAGAATGCTTGAAATTGTGGAAATGCTACAGATTCAAGGATTTCCGAAAGATTATATCCTGAGGGGAACCCAGACTGATCAAAAGAAATACATTGGTAATTCAGTTGAGGTTACAGTAGGAGCCGCTTTATTTAAAGCAATAGATAAACAAATCAATTCATCTTTTTTATTTGCAGCATGATCGAAAAACAATTTCAAACACATCCTGTTGTATGCGAATATATGGCAGGATTGATTCCGTCTCATTGCTTATCAGTATTGGAACCAACACCAGGAGAAGGAAACTTAGTAAGAGCTCTTGAATCATTTGGTTTTGAAGTAACTGCAGTAGAAGACTTTTTTCTGCTTAATACTAACAAAAAATATGATGCTATTGTAATGAACCCTCCCTTCTCAGGAAAGAGTTTAATCATCGATAATGCCCCGGAAGGAATCAATCTTTCCGGGATGAGTGGTGGTTATCATATTCTAAATGAATGCATGAAGATGAGTGACCATGTAATTGCACTCATGCCTTGGTTTCTAATGCTTGATTCAGATACACGATCCAGACATCTTATAAATTTTGGATTAAAATCTATCACTGCTTTACCAAGAAAGTCCTTCAACTATTTACGGATTCAAACTATGATTCTGGAATTAGAAAAAGGATACGCCGGTCCAATTGAATACAAATACTTTAGTCACCCCACATGGAAGATTTGATAAACAAGATCAAAGAGGACCTCAAACTTCTCAGAAAAGTGAGAAAAGATTTCTATGGTAACGAATTACATTATTACAACCCGATAGAAGTAAATCAGTATCTGGAAGGAGTGCTTGCAAAAGAGAAGAAAAAGAAATCTCAAAACTAATCTAAACATTTTTTGTTTAACTATTTTTTATTTATTATCTTTGAAATATAACTTTTCAAATATGCAGAAACAAATCCAAGCGGTTTCGGAATTCCATGAAAAATTCCAACAAGAACAAGGATCAACACCTAGATTACTTCCAGTACCAGATTATTTACTTAGGTATAATTTGATGAAAGAAGAGAATGGTGAGTACCTAGATGCTTGTTTAGCAGAAGACCTTGTTGATATAGCCGATGCGCTCGGTGATGAATTGTATATCCTATGTGGTACAATTCTAAAGCATGGTATGCAACACATCATCGAAAAGGTATTTGATGAAATCCAAGCAAGTAATATGAGCAAACTTGGTGAAGATGGTCAACCTATCCTTAGAGAGGATGGAAAGATCCTAAAAGGCCCAAATTATTTCAAACCAGATATTAAAACAATCATCCATGGATAAGACTCTAATTACAAACAACTTGCTAAAACATCGCGAAGATGCTAAAAGTCTAATCTTTTTGTATCCTTTATTGCAACTACCGGCAAATACAATAAAACCAATAGGTACATACATGGACCTTGCTGATATTGATCTGCAGCAGGTTCCCTACTTATTTTGTATGTATCACGCCAATCAACCCGGAATGAGTCCGCAGGTAAGAAAACAACTGCTTGAACATCCTATGTATGAGTTTTCATTTTCGGAAGAAGGGTATGAAGTATTTGCCTTCAACTTTGATGGGTTGAGTTCAATCTATAACTGTATCAAAAATGGTCAGTACACTCAAATGGAATCGATTGCAAAATTGGTTATCTTAAAAGAGAAACATCCTATTGCTCAGATTGCATTACATCCGGAAGCATTCTACGAAGATTTTGCTTTTGAGCTGGAATGTTCGATTGAAGATGTAATAGAAAAGGTGGAACTAATCGCCCCACCTTCTTTGGAATCTGAAGTACTGACTTTAAACCCAGCAGTTAAAAAACAAGTACTTGCACTGGTAACTATTTAACGGCTACCATTCTTAGCAAAATTGGCTTCTGTTTCAATTGCTCCTGCAGGATTGATCATATTGCCATTAAGACCATAGAAACGACCTAATAGGTTCCAGAACTTATGTTCGCCTTTTCTACCCCAAGAGTAAGGCCCTGAGTCCTCACCTATTAGGTTGTCTTCATGGTTCCATTCACCAGTACTCGCTGCTGTCCACATAATACCAGCCATATTACTGACATCATTAAGCGCACCTTCACCGATAGGACCATTCATAAAAGCAATGTCTTTTGCAATAGGACCTAATTGCCATGGAGCAAATGTAGCATTTTCCCGTCTGGCTCTAAATCCTAATCTAAGCATCTGTAATTTGAAGTAATCTGCGCGATCAAACTCACCAATACTAAATTTACGATCTACTCCTGGTAATTCAGGAAGAGCTGTTGTTGCACGCAAGTGTTTATAAATATTCGCCGTCTCTTCATCAAAGTAAAAATCATTTTCTGGATCATCATCATCAGTATTAAATACAAGACCTGTAATCAATTGTTGAATAAGTAATTCAATAACAACAGTCATTCCTACCTGCATAACTCCTTTCCATTGTTCCATGTTTGTCGCACCACCTTTAAAGGCTTCTCCTGTGACAACTCTCCTCAACATTTCCGCTACACTAAAATACATACCCATTTGAGCAATTTGAGCATCACGATTGATTCTTCTTTGTGCTTTACCCGTGATTAATTGTTTCGCATAATAAGCACGGTCTCCAATAAATCCACGATTTTCTCCTGCACTGTTCAATTCCTTTCTTGTTTTAACTTGATAACGATCAATTGCCATCGCAGGAAGGAATCGGAAGACAAACAACATCATCTTTCCTAGCAAATATCTATTGGCAAACTCGCTTTCAGATAACTTTCCAGCCATACCAGTTGATTTAAGAAGGAATGATTTATGATGATTCATAATTTTTTGGATCTTATCCCCCAAAACAATATCTCCATTCTTATCATAACTGATTTGGTATTCTTGTGGAACTCCTGGAATTGTTTCCAATTTACCATTTACCAATTGAACTGATTTATCCAGTGTAACAAAAGGACCTTTGCCATCAATTTGGAATCTGTATTTTTTATTATCCAGTAATGCATAAAAAGCAGCAATATTCAATTGATGCTGCACGGTTGTTCTAACAGCATAACCCCATCGCATTTCATACATATCCTGCAAAGCAGTTCTGGATCCACCTTCACCAACACTATGCGTGAATAAATCAGGACTGGCATCCATGATCTGTGTCAATTGTACATCAAGCGGTTTTGTTTTAATACTATAGGATCTGGATAGAATATTTTTCATTGTAGCAATAGATTTTCTTTCTCCTACAGCCCAGTTTTTATAATTGAAATAATTTTTACCATCCAGTGCCAAAATCGAAAATTGAATGCGTCCTGATATAGGGTTGGTTAAATCTGAGATCCAGTTAAAGAAAAAGAATTTTCTACTAGATGCTTTCATAACACTTCCTACAATAGTATGACCCAAACGCATTGTTGAATTCAATCGATTATGCATTGATTTAATACTAATACCTTCAACATGTCGATCCATGATATCACCGATAATTTTTGCACGCAATTGCACATCTTTATCTGTTGTAACCTTGGCTAAAAATTCATTGTCGGCTCTTAATTTTTTAATAGCATTTGGAACCAATTGCTCATTCAATAAATTTTGAAGAGTGTTACCTAGTGAATGAACCTTTCTCATTGCTTTATTCATATCAACACTGTGCTGATATTGCATAACCAGATCTAAAACATCTGTGCTGCGCTCAACAAGATCCAACTCGAATGTACCGTACACCGGTCTTTGAAAATGATCTAATTCATATTTACCTTTTTTTCCACCAACTGTTCCTACATTCAATCCATAGTTAAAGTCATCGGCTTGTCCCACAAAAGTCTGCTTAATTGAATTACCAAAGCGTAAAACCATCCCCTTAGGAGAGAATGGGGTGAATCGCTCAAGACCTTTTTTACGGGCAGATGGAAAATTGAGTCCTAGTTTTTGATTATTCTCAAGACCTTTCTGTGAATCCAGATGAAAATTCTTAATAGCATCAAGTAGATTCCACATATCACGATCTTCATTGAACATCTCCATGTATGTATCATCTATGTATTTTCTTCCTTTTGCTCCTTGTCCCAAAGTTTTTGGTAAAAATTCTCCTTTATTATTTACATTGGCAAGAACAAGATTTCCATTTCCATCCACATAATCTCTTTCAATTCTTTTTGTGACAAACTGATCTTTAACAACACGATCTTTGTACTTCATAGAAGGAACTCTCGGAACACCATTGATATTAAGCATACCTATAGTATTACCTGCAGCATCCTCTAATGCAAAACCTTTGTAATAAGACATAGATGCAGGAGCTGTAAATTCCCACACTTTAGTTTTAGTCATCACATCCATAAGCATAGAACTACCATCCTTATCTTTTACACTTTTTCTTTTTGCGTAATGATTATTTTCAAACCAGGAATTGAATTCAGGATTTAAGGATCTGATTTCATTCAGGATTTTTTCATCTTTCAATAGGTCATCAATCATTCGATCAGTTACAATATCACCATCACCTCTTTCAATTGGCAACCATTCATCAAAAATGGTAGCACTATCTTCATTACCATCAATGAGTCCAACAAAAGTATCACGATAATGACTTGTGTTATTGGTAAAACTCATCTCCCTTAATGCCTCATCAATCTCCATTAATCTCTGAACTTGCCCTTCTGACAGGCCAAACATCTCTCCTGTGAGACCTTGCTTAATTCGATCTCTGAATTCTTGTAATTGAATTTGTTGTTCATCGGAAAGCATTTCCGGATCATAGTTATACATATCAACCAAGTCATAATACTCTTCTAATTCATTCAGAGTAATACCCATGTTCATGTAATAACTTCTACGAGCATCTTCGATTTGTTGATGTAAATCTTTGATTTGTTTTTGAACATCAGCCGACAACTGAGTCCCATCAAATTGACCTTGGTGATCTTTTGTAGGTTTTGATAAAGCATATAGTTTATCATACAAAGGAGTTACATCTTGAATATCATTATTAATTGCCGCCAAAGGAGAAATGATTTCAGATCTTTCATCCATTAAATTTTTACGCTGGGTATAATAAGCCTCGTCCACTTGTATTACAGTGTTATGAGTCAACCAAACATCTATCGCGGCATCAAAATCCTTTGTACCTGGTCCTTTACCTGCCTCAGTTAACTGATCCACATATTCATTGTATGCATCTTGAAAAGCACCGGGTTGATCAACCCATTCATAAAACTCTTGTGATGCATTTCGATAATCAATTAATCTTTGAGCAATATCTTTTTCTTCACCGGTTTTTTCTGTACCATCCGGATTATATAAATTATGCAACCATTGATACTCTCTCCATTTTTCATTTACCTGTTCAGAAACACTAAAATCATTAAATGACAACGGAATAAGATCGGTCATTTCATTCATCTCAGCAAAGAAAGCATCCAATCTTTTTCTAGCCTTCTTTCCAATTTCATCTCTGAATAATTTCTGACGATCATAAAACTCAGGAGTGTATTGCTGATGCATATAATCTCTATTCCAATCTTCAAATTCTTCAAGAGCATTTAGATAGTCATCCCAATTATCAGTCGTAGGTCTTAACACATATTCATTTTTAGCCAACTCAAGCGCATGAGTCAATCGCAATCGATCCGCTTCAAAATCTTTGAAGTTGCTCAAGAATTTGTATCCTTGGAAATCATCAACTCTGTTTTCCTGATTATTGATTGTCCCTATATTACTCACCTGTGATATCGCTTTACCTAAACCACCATCACCTAAGTGGCGAGCTGTTCCCCATTTTGTTTTAGCAATCAATGGTTGTAATGCATTAAGAAGTTCTTGCTGCCTAGCATTACTATTACCATTCACAGTGTTCATATTTTTACGAATAAAATCATGGAAAGATCCCACTACTTTATCTTGTGACTGAGAATAACTTTCAAACATGTTGTTCATAAAATTAACATCAGTACTCATTCCAGCAATTGTATTCGCAATCGACTCTCTGTTTATTTCAACAGCTTGATCTTTCATATACTGGAGTCTTGTTAAGCTGGTCGTATCTTCATTATTTAATCCATACTTAGAAGACTCTTTTTTAGCTTTTAGTTGATTGTATTCATCCATTTCCGAAATACTAAGTCCATAATATTCAGTATGCATTCGGTCGTAATCCTTCATATTACCAGAAGCACGAAGTTTTTCCATCTCTGATAAATACCAAGCGGATAAAGCCTTTCCATTATTTTTTGCTTCTGTGTATAAAATATCAACAACTCCTTCAAATTTCTTATCATTGATTGTACTCTGGAGATTTCTACCGATTCTGCGAATCTCATGTATTTTTGTACGCAAAGGATTATTATTCCCCTCTCCATCAGAAAATATAGATTCGTAACCAGTGTCAACTAAATTATCTAGGATCTGCATCCATCGATCTACATACTGAGAAACCGCATAAACACCATCTATATCCTCTGATGATTTCATTTCGCTATCTTTCAGAGTATCATATTTTTTAGCAAGCAAGCCAAAGATTTGTTCTGACTTAACAACTGTATCAATTACAGCAGCCAATCTTTTAGCAATTTCTTCATGTTCTTTGTCCAAAAGAAGATGCTCCATACTTTTAACAGCCTTTCTGGATTTATCTGTAGCCATGACCTCCATGGTACGACGCATAATTTGAATCAAAGCCTTGTTATCTTCAGTTGTAAATCCATCACCAGCCATTTTAGCAAATACTGAATTTTCAATATTTGATGCACTCACTTGAGTTTTAATCAACTCATGCATATCATTAATCAATTCTTGTGCTACTTTGGCAGCATTTTGATCAACAACTTGCATCATGTTATCAAATTCTTTTTTGAGCATGATAACATCATCTTCGCGAAGCATCTCCAAAGGAAGACTGAAAACATCACCGGCATTCAACATTTTAGAAAGATCAGTTAATGTAGTATTAGAAGATAATTTGGAAACATCAGTTTTAAATATCGATCGGAGCATTTGTCTAAGAGCAAATAATATTTTTGCTAAAAAACCTGCAGCAGGATCTGACATTTTCATTTTCTCCATTGCGTGAACAAGAACCTCTTCTTTAAGTAGATCCGGTTTATTGCTTAACTCAGGATACTTCAAAAGAATTTCTTCTTTTAATGCTAATCCATCAGCAGTATTTACCAACTCATTATAAAGATTGTTGAACAACTCAGTGTTTGTTTTTGCCAAAGCCTTAATCAACGGATGAGAAAATTCATGCAAGACTGTTTCCGGAGTAAACATACCTTCAGTAAAATAAACTTTACCCGATTGATAAAAACCAGGAACATCTTCTTGAGATCCTCTCATCGCTCTGGACTGATCGACTGATACTATTTCATAATCAATACCAAGACTTTCACTCAAACGACTCATTATCTTTTGAGCAGCCTGTCTGTTTTCAGAAGCAATTGCTTTTTGGATATCTTGAATTGCATCTGTGATATCAGTAGTGCCGGGCGATCGCAATGCTTCTTTAAACATCTCATCTACAATCTCAACTTCTTCCTGAGGAGCCAATCTATCCATCAATTTTTGCATGACAACTTTAGGTGGACGCACAGTTTCATTTTGTTCGAAATAATCTCTAACAGCTTCTTGCTCACCTACTGCAGCAACTAAGACATCAAATTTTAACTGGTCTTGTTTATTTGGAATACAAATGCTCATCTTAACACTTATTATTACGGTTCATTAATTCATATAACTCCTGATCGGATATTACTTTTTTACTATCTGTTGTAGGATCATGGGCCCATTCACCTCTACTAATCATATCTCTTTCTTCATCAGATATTTCATCTTGCTGTTGCTCTTGTTCCATTAAAGCGATATCACCTCTGAAAAACTTTACATCACGCTCCTGAAGAGTTCTGTTAGCCTGATCCAATGTAATCAAACCTAGCTTAACCTCATGAGCTTTTTCAAAATTAGCTGGAACAACCAGTTCAATACTTATGTGGCCATAAGCAGGAGCTGTTCTTTTAACCCAACCAAATTCAAAAGCAGGGCCTAATTCTTTTTGAAGTACAGTTGATAGATGGCGAGTGGCTTTAACCACTCTATCAAATGTATCAACCCCTCCTTTTTTAGGACGGATTTCATATCGGTCTTCTCCTAAAGAAACCATGTTGGCATCTTTAAGACCGGCAGCGAAGATCATTTTATTTTGATCCAATCGCTGCCTTTTTATTGAGTCTATGGTACAAGTCATTCCCCACAAGATTTTAAATTATCAATATCAGACTGATCTAAAGTAGTATCATTTTCAGCCAGTTTTAAAATAGTAATACGATCGCCATTTTCTTCACCCCATTTCATCATTTTTCCTGAAGTTAAAGATATGATGTTTTTCTTTGGTGTTACTAAATATTCAGCATCTCTGTATGATACCAACTGAGCTTGATCCTGAAGCACTTTAACATTGGCTTTTGATACAGATTTTTTAGAAGCTGCTCCTTCAGCCAAAGGATTATAAACTTGAATTTGAGAACTACCAACAGCCTTGATTGTAATATAAGTCTGTCCCATGAATTCAACATACCGACCCGGTTTAATATCCAAATCACTTGCTTTCTCAACTGTTTTTTGTTGCGATATTAAGATCGGTTTTGCCTGAGTAACTGGTTTATTATTTCTTCTCTCCATTAGAATTTTTTCAATGTATCTACCATATAGACTAGATGCTCCTACAAATCTACCTTTATTTTCAAAAAGTTTATTCATTTCATAAGTCTGCTGTTGACGGCTGTTGAATTTTTTAGCAACCTTAACATACAACTCCGCAAGAATTTTTCCTGAAGGATCCGCTGTCATCAAATCTTCTGTGGACATTCTGTTTACATTATCTGCTAATTCCGATTTAGTAAACAAGAAACCAAAACCAGCTTTAAATAAATCAACATCTGGTTCATTGATATCATACAAATCTGATTTAGTATTGATTAAATCAGATCCTTTAACCATTTCATTATAAATACCACCAATTGTATATCGAACAACCGGCATGAAGTTGTTTGCTTTCATATACTCCAATGCCAATTCATCAATACCAGTAGCATCTCCAATATAAAATTTAGATACGCCTGCTTTTATAGCTGCATCAATTTGAGGTTTGTAAAACTCATTGAATGTATCTTCAATTTTATCTACATATTCTTCTTTTGACATTGCTCCTAAATATGCTTTTTCAAATACACCGGATCCAAATATCCAAACACCATCTGTTTTTTTGAATTTGAATTTATCTGTGTATCCAGCGATTGCCTCAGGAGAAGATTGAGCGATTGATTCCAAGTACTTCATTGTAGAGGAAGGTCGTCCTGGTTTTGCAACTGTAGCTCTGGCAATAACTTTGGTAGACAATGAAGCCATGGTTTGATCTTTAATACCATGTCGATCTTGAATACCGGTAACACCGGCAATACTTAAACCTTTTTCATTTTCAAGAGTAGCCAGTACCATCAATCGCGGTCTAAATCCAGTGTTGTCAATTCCAAATCTTTTATACAACATTTCATCAAAGGCTTTCTGATCTTCACCATCTGGAACAAGCAACTTACGATTCTCAATTACAAATTGTGTATTATCCATTTGAGACAGCAGTTCATTATTGTATCCGCCTTCTTCATCAAACATTGATTCAGCATCAATCAACAATTTATCTACACCCATTGTATCAAAAGAACTTACAATCTGTGCTTTCGAACTAGATGATATAATAGCACTAGGTTTATTTGGAGTATCAATTTCATCCTTTACATAACTGTACCCTCTGTTTCGAATAGGATAGCTGTTTTTAACCATTGTGGAAAAACTATTATTGAAATTTGTAAGGAATTGGATTTTATCCAACTTCTCTCTATTAAGAACTCGATTGTGATCTTCATTTAAAGCGGCTTCTATTACACCACTTCCTATTCCATTATCAACAACACTCTGAAACATTTTTGTATCAATTAAGCGAGTAAGATCAAAACTTGTTCTTCTGTTCATACCTGTTTGCATAATTGCCATGTGATCAAACTTTCTAAAGAAACTTCTGATTTCTGGAACAGGTGAGTTCTTTAAATCCTGAAGATTTTCTCTGTAGACAGCAATTGTTTCTGAATCCTGAGAATTAACTTTTAAGTTAAGTTTCCCATGTTTTGCTGAATAATCATAAAGTATGTTTGACAATAGATCATATCTTTTGCTTAGATCTGGATATGTTCTGGTGATACTTTTCAATATACTACCGTATCCAAAAGTGCTATCAAACATTGCGATCTCATTTTGCGATTCATACAAAGCTGCTTTTACATACTGAGCTTCTGTTGACATTACTTTCTTCATACCAGCAAACATAAACCCATAACTAGATTGAAACTCTTCTGATGACAACGCTTTGATTTTTTCTAATTCGATTCTGTATCTAAGGTAGTGTCCAAAGGAAGGGAATAAATCAATTGATCTTCCTGTGTTTGATAAAAACCAAGTTGTCATTTTTAATCGGTCCGCTTCCAATATGGATCTGTTGTAATGAACAATATCATCAGCAAAATGAATTGGATGTTCGCGATCTACTTCTTGTAAATCATAACCAGAATATGTATCCAGATTGTAAAAAGAATTCTGATACAAGTAGAAAATGAAATCATTTTTAAAATCATTTCTGATCACAGTTTTATCCACTCCCTTTGGAGCCCATGCTTTATTACTTGCTTGTACAACCAACGGGTGATTTCTTAAACCATAATACTTTGAAAATAGGTCCACAATAAATTGATCATTGTTGAATGCACCGATTGGAGTAGATGCCATATCAGTGTACCAAGAATTAGGAATAGAATTAACTTTTCCCTGAAGATCTTGTGTATCTGTAACTCGGCTCTGTGCATCACTAATGCTTGCAATTTTTTGTGTATCGAATTTTGTTACAGCTTGGAATTCAGTTAAATCATTTGCCATTTTTTCTAATTCCAAGTAGTGTGCAAACGCCTGCATTTCTTCAAAAGATCTGGTTTTGCTTTTGATCATACCTTTCAAATCATCTATTGTAAAATCTGAAGTGATATGCGCAGCCAATGTTTCCGGAGTCTCTTCTCCAAACAACAATCGTCCTTTATAAGAATCCTGGTATTTATCCATGATTGTTTTAATGGCAACCGATCTGGCATCTTTTTTACCATAGATAGGGGACTGTAATCCAGTTCGATCCAGTTTACTATAAACACCGCTCATTTGTTTTTTCAAACTATTGTATTCTTTTATTGCAGGTACGCTGGTAAAATAGATAGCTTGTTTAACAGGTACTCCTGCCATAACCATAAATAAAAGAATAGGGGTGTTTTCTTTATTACCCTGAATATTAAAGATCCACGCATCTTTTGCTACATCCACATATCCATTGATCAACTGACCAATAACATCAGAAATAGTTTTACCATCAACAGCTTTTCTAAATCCAAGAGCAATCGATTGCTTTCCATTATCAATTACTGAATTATGTGGCATTCTTAATCTATAACCAGAATATTTCTGAACAAGTTTATTGGCCGCAGCTTTATCAATTTGATTTGCTTTATTATCTGCCAATACATCCAACGCCTTTATATAGGCTTCATTTTCAGCAACAGATACACCTTCGATGTGAGCACCAATTCTTGTAAACATTGCGTAATATGTGGATACAACTGCAGCAATACCGAGTGAGTCCAAACCTACTGTATTTTCCTGATGCTTTAATAGATTGTATCTATAGTCATAAATAGTTGTTCGCGATATTGTTTTAGTATCTGCTGCAACTTCTTTACCCTTACGGTTTCTTTTATTGTAGCCACCAGTAAGAGTGTCTGCCAACTCTTGAGCAACTACTCCTGAGGAAGTTGTATCCATAGATGGTTTTACATCGCTGGTATGATTTGCTTTAACTAACTCAGAGAAGTTATCAGGCATTGTAATACGCTCTGCAAATAAAGATTGTAATTCATTCTCAATACCTTTGGAACTTTTACCATAAATCTTTCTTTGAAGATCATCCATTACATCAGATTGATAAGCTGCTATACGATCTTTTGCATCCTTAATTTTAGAATCAATCTCAGAGAAAGTAGTATTGTAAATATCATCTCCTAATTTTTCCTTTAATCTTTCGGAAATAAGTTCTTCCTGCTGTTCTTCAATAATCATGTAATCATTTAACAAAGCAGTATGCTGTTTCTGATAGAACTCTCGCTCCTCAACAGACATATCTTTATATTTCCATGTACCTGTTTCAGCCGCTTTAAGATGTCCTTTTGCATCATTGATTAAATCACGAAGGTCTTCAGTTAGATTGTATTCAGCAGCAATTGCTTTTTTAACTGGATCCGCATACGATTCTCCTTTGGTTTTAAGATCTCTCAACTCTTTCAATTCATCACGAAGAGTTTGCATAATCTTTCTACCATCTTGTTGTTGTGCATATAAATCATCCGATGATTCAGTAACATCCATGTGGTGTTGTAATTCAACACTGTTTCCAATTGTAACAATGTTTGGAAACATTAGATATAATTTATCATAATCATAATCAGATCCTGCTTTAGCAACTATCTCCGATGGAAGAATGATAACAGTTCCTGCTGTAGGAGGAAGAAATTCTTTTACAACAGCCGCCTCTAAAGAGTTTTCTGCTTGAGTTGGAATACGAGGTCCTGTCAAAGTTAAAAGATGCTCATGCTTCATTCTCCACTTATCATTTTGTAAAGCCATATTCAATTTAGCCAAGCTCGCATTGTAGTCAAAAACTTTTTTAATTTGACCATTTGGTGTTTCAACTTTATTGTAAACTTTAATCTTAGATCCAGTGTGATCAGTTAGATTAAATAATTCTTTGAATGAACCTTGCATTGCAATCTTCACTTCCATCTTAGCAATTTTTGCAATCTCTTGCCCTTCTTTACCCTCATAAGGATTTCCATTCTGATCTAACAACCCATAAGTGCGAAGTTCATTGGTTCCCTTTTCAATACCCTCTTCTTCAGTAGGTTTTGTAAAAGTTGCTTTTTCATGCATCACTCCGGTTCCTTGTGCAAGACCTTCACCATTTACTTTCAGACGACGAAGTTTTTTATCAACCATGGTGATCAAAATCTTTTCAATCTTTTCTGCATGAAGAGATAAAGAAAGATCTGGAATCAATTCACCTGTTTCAGTCTTAATGAATTCAATTTCCTCAGGAAGAAGGTCTTCATCTTCTAACATGGTTTCAATATACTGAACAAGTTTTCTTGTATCGCCTTGGTACACAACTTTTTTATTACCATTGACATCAGTAATTGTCTGCGCCTTCATACCAATATCCTCAAGCAAATCTTCTTTTAGTGATCTTTGAAGACGACCCAAAGTGCTTTCCATACGAATAGCCCAGTCATAAAGAACCGATGCTTTTCTTTTTTGATCTTCTGTTTTTAAGGCTTTCCATTGAGCATGAGTTCCTTTGTAGTCCATCGGAACACCATTGTCCATTACTCCAAGATAAATCATCTTACGCATTTGAGATGGGAGATTGATTTTACCTTTAAATCCTTCATGAACATGCACCTGACTTTTCAAATAACGAACATGAATTTTATTCACAGTTACCGGAACATCTTGTACAACACGATCAGCAGAATAGATATCATCAAAGACTGGTTTAGATTCATTGATTGTAGCAGCATTGATTTTTGTGATTGATGATAATTTAGATCCAGAAGCCATTGTGATGTAATCAAGACCATCCTTCATCATTTTATCATGGAGTTGCTCTAACTTAGTTCCTTTGACAACATCTGGAATCAAAGGCATTAAAGCGTACTTATGGAAAGCCATCATACCCAGTTGAGTTGAAAGCAATCCTTTTTCACTTGCTGCAGCATTATTTATATCTTGTGAATCTGTAGTAACAGGTCCATAATATTGATACTTTCTGATTGGAAAAGTAGCCTGGATTTTATTGTAGTCTAATGTTTCACCATTTAATAATTGCTGATACAAATTCTCCTGCTCATGACTCCATTCATTTGAAGACATAGCCAGCATTCGATATGTATCAAAACTGATCCATCCAGATCCATCCGCTTCTGTTAATGCCTCATATTCACTTGTATCAATTCCGGCGTATTCTTTATAATGATTGATATATGTTGATGCCTGTTTTGATTCACGAATAATACCTGTATTCAAAGTACCATTATACTCTCCTTTTTTTAATTCAGTTCCTTTTTCAGCATGATATTTTTTAGCAAATGAGTCAGAGTTAAATTCCGAACTATTCACAAAATTATACCAGCTTGAATCAAAGCGGAACATCTTTCCTGTGGAGATCATTCCGGCAATACGCTTATGATAATCTTCTCCTTCAACATTATATAAAGCAGGATCACCTAAGAATAGAGAACTGTAATTAGCATTTTGGATGAAGTTATTCACAGTAAACACATCAAATAAATGACGGAGGGTATCTTCAACAGACTCTTCTTCTAATTTATTTTCTTCGATAATATTATCTCCAATAACAAGTTGTTCTGCTTTTTCTACATATAACTCATTGGCTCTCAATGAGAAATAACCCTTTAATGCAAGCTCTACTTTAATCTTTAATGCTTGCGGCATAGAGTCTTTCAAAGTAAAAGAATCACTAACATCCAATGCTTTCAAAGCTCCTTTTAAATCATCATCCAGTATAGCTTCAAACATTGAGAACTCAGAACCTCTTTGTAAATAAGCCTTATCGAATTCAAACACCTTATCTGGATTATTCGCAATAGTTTCTTTTAATTCATTGATGCGATTGATTCGAATTAATTCTGCTTCAAGATGTCCTACAAACTGATTGTATAAATACAAACGGCTTTCTACATATCGATTGGAAAATATCTCACGGATCTGTTTGGAACTTACAATAGGACCGGTTGTTACTCTTGATGAACCAGTTGCATATTGTTGAGCATATACAGTAAGTGATGTAGATTTAACTTCGGCTCTCATAATCTCTTGACGACCTGCTAAAGTTAAATGGAAGTCTGAAATGAATTTTGTAATCTCATCTGATGAAATTGCTGCCACACCTTTATCTGAATTTTCATAAACAACTTTAGATCCGGATAAACTTTCAACATTAATCTTGATATTGTTATCACGAGTACCTCTATTAGGATGTCCCTCAGGAAGATTCAATCGGAACATTTGACCCAACCATCCGGCAGCAGCAAATGGATTGTTCTCATAGTTCAAGAAATCCATTCCTGGTGTATTAATTAGATCGTCATAATGATCAGCATTATTGATGGTGTTCAATACCATAGTCATTGATGAATGGTATGTTTTTTCAGATTGCTTTTCACCATCTGCACGAGTACCCATGAATGTAGTACTTTCATCACTCATAGCAAATGCTAAATTTTCAAGCATTTTTTTATAACCATCTGTGTTATTTTGGCTTGCCTTATTACCATCTGCATCAGCATAAGAAAAACCTTCAAACAATTCACCAAATGAGGATGCAAATTGTTTTTCAACATTGTATGCATTCATTCTGTTACGAAGACTATCGATCAACAATGATACAACACCAGGTTGCAAACCTAATTCTGGATCACCATTTCTAAGCATTTCGCGAATTTCTGTTGTTCTTGGTAAACTAATACCAATCTTTTCAAGAAAGTCAAAAGGATCTGCTACATGTAATGGAACGGCAGCCCCAGAACCTTTTTGTTTAACACTGTGATATAATGCACCATCGTATCCACTTTCAACAAGAAAGACTTTTTTATCAGAAAGAGTATTCAATAATGCTTTCACATTCATTCTACCATCTTCTGTAAATAAACCATTTGAATTAATTTGGGAGTCATGGTTGAAATTGTCAGCCCATGTTCTACCAATTTGACTAGACCCCGCTCTACTTTTAGATGTCTTTGCTTCAATAACAGATGGAACTTCTGTAGACTTTTCACCAAGTTCATTTGTAATAACACCAGTATCTTTTTTCTCCATTACAAACTCAAGCAGTTTGACATCTGCTTTGATCATACTCTGCCAGAAAGCAGTACGCTGTAACTCTTCTTCAATAGAATATTGACCTCCTTGTTCAGGAAGAGTTCCTAATTTTGTAAGAACTTGTCTAATTTCTTTATCTCGAATTGCAGCTTCTTCCATTGCAGCATACATTTCTTCAATAGTCATTTTACCAGCAGTTGCTTTGATTATTTTGGCAAACATAATTCTGCCAGATTGCAACTGAGGAATACCCATTCTGTTTACTTTGATATCACCTTGTCCATTATCACTATAAGCAACAATACTACTAAGTAATTGTAAGGTATGATCATCAGCTAATTCAACAGCACTTTTTCGATCATCATCACTTTTAATACCAAACCCCTCATCTTCATCAATATCTTGTTCTTGTGAGAATACTCTACCTAAAGATATGTTACTGTATTTATTCAAATAAAGACCAGCAATTGTATTACGATCTTCTTTTAGTTCAGTCGCAGGTAAAGAAATATCACCAAAGTTTTCAATCACTTTTGTAAGCAATTCTACATTTTCCTTGGCAATAATTGAAGAAGGATCTGATTCCAATTCCTTCTGAAAATATTCCAGTCGCTGTTTAAATGATTGCTCAATGTAACGAAGTGCTGTTTTAAGCACCATCGGATTTGTATTTAAAGTAAACAAGGCTTTACCTGAATTTTTTGAATCTGATTGTTCCAATAAAGAATTAATCTCTTTTGTTATTTCTTCAGAAGTATTGTGATACTTTTCTTCATCAACCATTGATGTTTTAGCCAGAGTCATTAATTTACTAGCAACCTGTGCATTTACTTTTAGATCTGAAGATGATGATATGGCTCTATTTAAAAAGTCACTCATCAACGCTTTAGTCGAATTCATTACCAAGGAAACCTCCTGATGAGTAAGTTCCAATTCAGTTTCAAAACTTTGATACAAGGCTTCTTCTAAAACAGGTGCTTGAAATTTAGATGCATCAATGTTTCCTTTATACAAATTACGGAAAGCAATGTCAGCCAAAGGACCTACTTTATCCAAATAAGAAACTTCATTTACAGTAAGTTTACCAAAGAAAGACTTGAGTAATTTTAAGAGATTCTCGAAGAATCTCGCAACTTTGCTTGGATTTTTATCTTCAGCTCTATATGAAGTTCGCGCATAACTTCTGAATTGTTCAGCCAAATACTCTTCTAATTGAAGATCTGTTGCTGTTTCAAAAAATAATGTGGTCTTTTTTCCTTTAACATAAGTAGTTGAAAATCCTGTATTGGCTCTCAACTCTGCATAAATATCAGCACGTTCTGCAGCAGTTAAAATACCATTAAAATAAGCATGGAATGTTTCATGATAAATAGATGTCTTATCAGAGCCGGCGTATAATTTAATACTGTTCTTAAAAAACTCTGCTACAAAAGCAGGACCTTTTTCATGAACCTCGGATGAAATTGTAAGTTGTAATACTTTAGACATAGGATGTTCATTAAACCAGCGATCTGCTTCTGCTTCTTCCTGAGGAGTTGCTTTACTTTGTTGATTCAATTGACCTTGGCTCATAAAAAATACATCTGAATCCAGTGCATCATCTTGAGCAAAGAACTTAGTTTTAGGTGAAGTAAATGCAAGGTATCCGCCAAATCCACGAAGTTCATTTTTACTATTTGGTACTACATTGCTTACACTATTATCTAGTATATGCTCCAATCGATTCTTAGTTGTAATAACCAACTCATCACCATTAATATCAGTTACCATTTCAAATGATCCCTCAAGTGTAGCACCTTTCATTAAACCAAATGATATTTCTGGTTTATATGCACGGATGAATTTACCATCGGGTGTTTGTAATTGCTGACCTTGATGTTTAACATCTAATAGACTTTCCGCAGGAGAAGCTGAGACAAGTGTATTGGATGTTGTTCCAGTCTTCAATCGATAACCTTTGATATATTCTTTGAATGCTTTTTTGAATTCTTCAGTTGCTGCTTTTCTTTCAACAGAATCTTTTTTTCCAAAGCCTGCAAATTTTACATCTGTTGCACCAAGAGCTACGCTTGTTACATTATGAACATCAGTTCCTTTCATCGGGAAGTTCATATAGATTCCTGAAGCCGGCCCGAGTTGAATGTAATTAGATACAAGTTGCTTACGCTTTTCTTGAGTCAAAGATTCACCATCGATTTTCAAATCATTGTTAGTCATTAATTCAGCAAGAACATCGAGTTCTTTTTCTGATAACTCATCCAATGTTTTAGCATCCAACCTCCATTTCTTATTTGCAAAAGGAATTGTAATTTCAGGAGTTGATGATGTACCTACATAATAAATACCAACTTTGATATCAGATAAATTACTGATGTTTCTAGTAGGCATTCGTAAAGACTCACGGTATTCATTGGTTCCAATGCTGCTTCTGTATAGATCGATTTCCGAATAAACTTCTTCACCCTGTTGCATTGCAGTAATACCTTGTTGCAATCCTTCCAGATGGGAATCAAGTTCGCGCTGTGCCAAAGACAATGCTTTTTCTCTTGGTGTACCTTGTTTTATTAAACTGGCAACACGAGCTTCTTTTTGTTTATTAAAATCAGAGGCTTGAGTTTTGAATCCAAATGCTGTGAAAGAACCCTCTGCTGCAGTAGATCCTTGCTCATTAAAGTTTACAATCCTTCCCTTCTTATCAACAATGACAAACACCGGTCTGGAATCTAATTGTTGTTTCATTGTATCTTGAAAACCATCCATAGATCTTAATTCACCCAAGGTTGTCATTCGAAATTGATACCCTTCTTTGTTTTTGGAAGTGATTATAGATCGCATGATATTTGTTTCCAATGCTTTTTCAGGATCCTGAATATTTTCTGAATACGGTGCTTGCAGTTCTGGATTGAAAAGCATTTCTTGAGAATCCACTTTTCCAAACTCATGGGATACTAATTCAACTCGACCCGATTGTTCTTTACGAATTACAATTGGTGCTTCAGAAACATATCCTGTATAGGTATCAATCAAATTACGAATACCCGCATCTGATTGACTTCCATTATGAACAAGTAGTGCATTATTGGCAACCTCAACATTCAATTCTGCCGACCCTACTCCTGGTTTTTCTGCAATATACGATTGCATTACCTGTGGAATTGCAAGTAAATGCTGGATGATTACTTCCTTATCACGAGGGGACTTAGCCTGAAAAGAAATAAGAGCTTCATGATAAAGCTCTTTTACTATTTCCGGATATGTTTTACCCTCTTTGATTACTTGAGGAAGACTTCTTTTAAAGTAAGATCCAAACAATGCGATGGATTCTGAAGTGATACAAATTTTCATTACTTACATGTATTTAATTGATCGCGTATTCTCAAATTTAAGTCATTGTCGCTTAATGCTGTGACTCCATTCATGGCTGGTATAAAGTTATCAAAAAAGTCTGAGAAACTATCTTTTAATATTTCGGTTCTGTCATCAGCAACCTCTGTATTTATATCGCTGAAGTTAAACTGATCACCTGTTTCAAATATGTTTTTGACACTAGAAAGAAACTCCACAGATGATATTTTATCAATAGACTGTCCTTCATATTCTTGTATTACAATGCTACCTAATACATCTGTAGAAAGAACTTTAACAACCTTACCATTTAAGTTAACAATTTCTTCGGAATAATTACCAGTTTGTATTGCTTCAATGATTAATTGATTCATCATTTTCTTTTGAGCCATACTAAAAGGAATTGCCGTATTGTTTACATATTCTGAAGCAACAACTAAATCACCCAAAGACAGATTTTCTTTTTTCATAATCTGCATGAATCTTGCTACAATATGATTTGGTTTATTTGTCAAAGACTCGGCTTCCAACTTGTTACTAAAATCGGTAGTCTTTGTTTCTAAAGTTCCCGCTGTTAATGATAAATCACCTTTTCGAATTTGATCATATAGTTTTTTCTCCGAAGGAGATAGCTGTCTAGGGTCTCCCTGAAATAAACCATTTGATATCAAATAGAAAGATGAGTTAAAATAATCAGCCATAACATCTTCTTCTCCTGGTAAATAAACAACATCATCTGCGGTAGGTTCAAACACCTGTTGTTGATCCTCAAACTCTTTAACCCGACGATTCATTTGATCAACAAAATATTGTTTCATTTTAGATAATGAGTTGTATTCCAACATGGAATAAACAATATCAGCAAGAAAATCTTCACGATCGATATATACTTCTTCATCAGCAAAGGCATCTGTAACAATTCCTTTTAAACTACGATACTGACTATTTGCATCATACATGTTTGGATCTTTAAGATACAACTCTCTTGGATCAAACACTTCAGGATTGACTTTATTTGTTTTCAACCACTTGTATAAAATAAACTCTAGCTTTTCAATATCAGTTGAATAATTATTATTGTTCTGGAAATCATAAAAAGACTCCAGATTTTTATTAATTCTTTCACCAGGAGAAAGTTTTTCCGTGATCATTTTTACATCTCTGGATACAGGAACATAAGGACGAGCAACTTTTGTAGCAGAGGCTTTACCAACTGCTTTAATTACAAATTTAGATTTTCTTTTATCTAAAGATTTATTCAAAGCAATTACAACAGATCTACTTAAAAGTCGATCTTTTTTCAACTCTTTGATGTAATCCATTATATCATCATACTGCTCTTCTCTTCCAATCGCAAATCTAAAATCAGATGTTTTTAAACTTTCGGTTAAGGCTTTTGTACTACGAGCATAATTGGCAATAGCTTGTTGTAAGGTAACATCATCCTTCATCATTTCAGCAAAGAACATTTCCTTGATATAAGGAACATCAAACTTATTAACCTTTACTTTTTTGCCACGATTGTCAACAACAAAACCTCTCTCTAAAATTTTAACATTTCTATTCCAGTTATCATTTCTCTCCTGTTGTTCCTCAGATGGTAATCCAAGTTTTTCAATCTTAGGTTGTGCTTTTTTTCTAACAGGCTTTTTTCGAATCTGTTTTTTGTATGCAACCAGTACATCCTCTTCTGTTAAAACACCTGTATTGATATCATCAATAAAAGACTGTTGTTGCTCCGAATCAAAAGTATTCCATATCTGTTCACCTAGAAGATCTTCCAAATCCACACGATCAATTAAAATAGGACCTTCTTCTGAACCAACTTCCATTACATCCTCTTCAACTTGAATAAGAGATGGGTTTATTCCAACAGGTTCTACTTCTTCCTGCTCTTGTTCTTCTTGAGCTACTGGTGTTGTTACTACATTATGATTTACTATCGCTTGGATAAATAAAGAATTAGACTGCATCAATCCTTGTATGAATTGAATATCATTTTCAGTTAAATTTTCATACGCATCCTCAGGAGCGATGTTCATCACTGCTTGCTCAAAATCTTGATTTTGCTGTATTGCGCTTTTAGTTTCATCAATCTGAGCAGCCTTCATCAATTTCTTTTTCAACTCAGGATCTGTATCCAATTGATACTGGTGATACAATTTAGCAAGACGATGTTTTAATTCAATAGGAAGTTCTACAAAAGGAGTTTTTCCATTTACAACTTGCTGATTGGTGGCATTACGCTGACCTTGTACAGTAGTTACATCTTCCTGAGTCAAAGGAGTTTCTTTTGCAACAGGGTTTTCTTCTGAATAAAAATCATCTAACTCAGAATTAAAATCTTTGATTTTAAATTTCAGAGTATTTATCTGTTTAGATAATCTGAGTCTGCGCTTTGCTTTGAAGCGAGATGTATTTTGATACTCTTTCTCTAAAGAAGCCAGTTCCTTTTTAGCATTTCTGATATCCAACTTAATGTCAGCGGCAGACTTTTCAGTAGAAGCAATTTCTTCCTGCGAAACCGATGCTGCAATAGGTTGGTTTTCTTCTGTTACTGAATCAATCTGCTCATCTGTCAATGCAAGAGTTGCTAGATTCATAGAGCGATCTAACAATTTGCCATCAAAATCCTGATCCAAAACTTTTTTGGTCATATCTTTGAACTCATCCCATACAGATGTAATTCCATCCGGCGAATTAGTATCTTCTATATCAGCCAAGAAATCCTGAAACCAAATGTTATTTAGAGCCTCTGACATAAAAATAACAGGATCATTAAAAAGTCCTATTTTATTTACATCAACTGCACCAAGGTTCTCAGTTGTTGAATAAGCCATTCGAGCCTGTTCCATTGCATTTACAACATCTTCTTTATACGATGGATTGTTCTCCATCTTATTTGAAAGATGTGCTTGGAGAAGGGCTGAAATTGCCAAATATTCAAACGGGGTCGATCCATTTTTATAATCACTTCCTGAATGTCTTACATCAATCACAATTGTTTTATCTTCCGATATTGCAATAGGAGATTCGGCATCTGTTGTTAATTGAATTTTGTATCCAGTTAAATCCAAATCCTGTAGTTTTTCAAGAAGGGCTTTTTCTCTACCAGTTATAAAAGAACTGCTCAATAATCTATTGATCATTGTGGCAATAGATACATCTGAATTTAATTTACTTTTAGCATACTGCCTTACGATTGCACCAGTTGTTCTTTTATCATTATCAAATTTTTGACGGCTTGTGTAAGCACCCTCTTTAGTAACTATCTTTTTATTAGTAAGTTTTTTGTAATGCTCTGATACAATTGCTTGAGCTTGCTTTAGACGATCACCTTTTAATTCTTCATGTGTAGTAAGATCATAAAACTTATCCGGCATGATTCCATGCTGAATTAAATCATCAATCTCTCGCATATCAAAAATCATGTTCTCATCAGTAAGTGCTTCCATTACCTGATCAGAAGTTTTTCTTTCTTCAAATGCTTTTAGTGAATCATAAATCAATTGTTCTTTATTTGCATCTCGCTTTTTCATTGTTTCTGTTAAGCGATCTACAAATCGAGTTGCATACAATGGATCCAAAATAGTATTCACATGATCCTGTAATGCTTTGCGCTCATCACCTAGATTCATGTAATCCCACAAAGCATCAAACTTTTTATCATTTTCTACGGCATTCGGAATAGAATTTGGTCTATCCAATACAGCATTCTGATACTCATTAAATGCTTCACGCATTTCTTTTTGTACTTCGAAGTTTGATTCAGGATCTGAAATTTGATCATACTTGGTTAAAGCCATTTGATATTTCTGCATGGCTTCCAACTTTCTTTCAGTTATTGGATCCGAGATATCATACTCTTTATTGTTTTTAACTTCCTGCTTTAATCTGTTAATTTCTAAAGCCATATCCGCAGGAGTAACTAGATTGGATAAATCTGTAGTGGTCAAACCTTGATCAGATGTAAGAGTTTGAGCCAAGGTTTTCATTCTGGAACCATACTCAGAAAGTTTCTCATTAGAGAACAATAGTTCTTCTTTGTATGCTTCATTCGCATGATAAGCATAAACATATTTGTCATACTCAGGATCACCTTGTTTCAAATGAGAAACTGCTTTTAAATTAACAGGGTTAGCATGATCAGTTTCAATTTGATCATATAACTGGCGGTAACTCTTAATTCTTTTAGCATAGTCGTTGATCTTATTGATATGCTCAGATTTATTATCCTCTGTAACATCAGTGCGATCCATAGCCTGATTTAATTCTTCAGCAGAGTATCCTTGCATTTTTTGCAAGTGTTCCAATAATTCAGCATCCATATTATTTTTAAACAAAGTTTTTACACCATGTCTAAATACTTCAGATCTATTATCTTCAAAAAACTTACGATCTCCTTTTTCAGCAGCTTCCAACATTTTCTCTTGGAACCCTGTCATCTTTGCTTGAGCACGACCATCCTCTTCCAAGAAAGTTCCACTCTGATTAAAGAATTCAGTTAAGACTTTGGCTTGCACCTGCTTTTGTTCTAACGCGGATGCCTTTTCTTGTTTCCATTTGGTATTATTTGTTATCTTCTGATAACCTCCTCCTTGTGTAAACTGATTAAATGATTGAATCGCATGTCCAACCGGTGAAGCAAATGTTCCCATAAGCATCCCAGAGAAAAAAGTTTCCGGATTAATATGAGTCAAGGCTTTTGATAAATGATCATAGTAAGATCCTTGGAAGCGGTTGTTATACACATCTAAGTTATATCCTTTGGATGCTTCAGAAATAGCATCTTGGCCAACTTCTTGTACACCTTCCATAGAAGAAGTAGCTGTCCACTTCAAAGCTGACTTAGCAGTTATACCTGAAATTTTCTTTTTAGCCGATCCAATCAAACCGGTTTCTGCTACATCAATAGCAACTTTACCTCCAGTTTTTTTAACAGTCATACCTAACCCTTCGGCCATTTTAAACAACTTGTTTGTATGACGCATGCTTTTAAACATAGCATCAAATGTAACAGCATTGGTTACATAGATTAATCCTAAATTACTTTGGAATACATCATTATAAACATTATTTGCCGTCTTCTCAATACGCTGCCTTTCTTCATCCGGAAGTGATTGACCAGGATTAGAAGTTCTCCATTTATTTAATAGATCATTTCGAACTTCATCTTTGGCCATGTTTGCTTCTAATTTTGATTCAGAAGCAGTCATGTAAATCTTTCTGGCATCACGGGCGATAGCTCCAGCTCCTGTTAAACTTTTTCCAAAGTTATTTAGATCGCCCAGCTTGTCATAGTTTCTCAAAAAATCCATAGTCTCACCCACAGGAAGAAGTCCTTTGGTGATCGATTGACCTTGCTTTCCAACCCAATTTAAAGTTCTTGCATCACGAATATTGCTTAGTTTTTTAAAAACATTTACAGCATCTCCGGCACGATCTAATGCTTTTCCAGCACGACCTAATACAGAAGCTGTTTCTACAACAGCTCCTCCTACACCTAAACCTCCTGTAGCTGCAGTACCTAATGCAAGCAACGCTTCTTCTGCAGCAATTGCTCCCATGATACCAACCGTGTATCCAGAAGAAAGCATTGTGTTTGAAATAAAACCGGCAGATCCACCACGAGTAGATGAATAAGTATTCATTACATCTTCAAACTCCTTATGTGCATCATCACCAGCAGCAACACCAAAGCCAAAAGTATCTTTGAATCCAATACCCGCAAGTTTCCACATACCAGTAAAAGCACGGCTTACATCATCTGCTCCTGTAGTTACAGCATTATAAAACTTATTATTATCTCTTTGAGGATCATAACCATATTTACCATAAGTTTTAGAACCATAACTCACATATCGAGAAACTTCTTTTGCATCAAAGTTTGCTGATTTACCGACACCGGCTTCATTATTATATTTTTTAAGATCATTGCTGAAATCTCCTTTCAATAGATCTAAACCATTTGGTTGTGGAGTCTGAGGCATCGCTTTATTTTTAATTTAATCCTAATCTTTCTTTGACTATTCTTTCAACATCATTAATTGAAACTTTTCCTACTTCACCCAGCTCTCTATTTTCAAACTGAACATACTTTCCATTGGCATCTTTGGCCGCACCTTGCAGTTTGTAAAACCCATTTTCCGATGTGATTACTAAATTTTTTGCCAAAGGAGATTGTAAGTGAGACAAATCCCATTTATTATTCTGTTGGAAAGCCCAGTCAGCAGGTGATGTTACTGTATGCTTCATAAAATATTCACCTCTTTGTTTGGCAACATTTTTATCAATATACATAGTCATTGCTTTACCGGTTTCTTTATTGGTAAAAGTATAAGCAGATTTTCCAGGAAGGGATGTCTCCCTGCGGAAATCCATATCATAAAGATCTTTATCCATTGTTTTGAAAAAATCTTCCGATTGTTTTTTCCATGAAGAACCATTTTTAGGATCATCTCTGTATTCATCTAAAGTCAAAGCCTGATTATAATCGCCTTTGCGTAAAAACACAGAAGACATATCTCCTTTTTCAATTTCTTTGTTGAAGATATCAATTACATTTAATGCTCTTTCTGCTTTAATGAAAGATCTATCTTTTAAATTAATACCTACATGACCAACTGGTTCACTAGCTTTAGCAGAAAAACCATGTGCGATTAAGGCATTTTTATCAACCTCATCTGATTTTAAATTATTGAATTGTTTTTTGTATGCGCCCACTAAAGTTTGATAAATCATTTTAGCTTCTGTATCATAATATGCTTTCTCTGCTGCAGTAGGGGGAATCATTTCTATGCTTTCGAAAGGTACTCCATTTTCATCTTGCAACATGGTCTTATAAGTTTTACCAGAAGATTTTGGTAAAGCATATTTAATTTCAGAGAACAGTTTGATATGACCTGTTTTATCAAGCATATTTTTATAAACAGCTTCCATTAAATACTCATTATGAATTTTTGTTGGAATTTCCTTATCGATGATTTTTTTATAATTATCACCTAGCTTATCATGAGCCGTGGTTCTAATTTTAGAAACAGCTTCATCAACTTTTATTTGCTGATTTAATAAACCAGGAACATAATTATTAACCCATTTCATTCTATGTTTATCTCCTCGATAATATTCAGGAGAATTGAATTTATCTTTATGATTTTTATACAAATAAGTAGACCCATAATAACCCATGTCACCAAATATTTTTTCAATGGCTTCGCGGTTTTTTTCTACAATTTTTGTTTGATTATCACTAATACCATTGTCTTTCCATTTAGCTCCAGACAAAGAACTTAAAATACGAGCAGCTTCTTCTTTTGTTTTACTGTCTTTATCCACAGTACCATATTTTTGAACATACTTCAGACCATCAACAATCATATCATAAGTGTTCTGTCTGGCAGTTGCACTTTTAACATCCGCAATATTCGCAATTCCTGTTTTAACCCAATCATTTACAACTGGTTTTAATTGAGATTTAACAGCATTTTTAACAGCATCCTCTTGGTATTTTACATTTTTGTAAGCAGCTTTGGGATCAATATTTTCTTTAACTCCGACCGAAGGTGTTAAAGTTAATCCATTGTAAAAAGAAACACCAAAAGATAAATCAAAAGAGTTGGTGATATTATTACCAACAGTTTTCCCTTTCTTTGATACAACAGCATTACTTTTTTTCTCTCCATCTTTAATAGAAGTGATCTCTTGTGTATCCGGATCATACATTAAATAAGCAGCTCTACCTTCAAGTTCTCCTGTGGTTTTACTAAAAGTTTTATCAACAAGTTGTGCAGTTCTATGGAAGTTTTCGGATATAGATCTGGCTCTTTGTTTTGCCGCCTCAGGAGAAATCTTTCCTGCTTTAAGATCCTTTGCTAAATTCCAACTATCTGTTTTAACTTGCTTGAGCATACCAGCATACTCTTTATCGCCTTCTTTTTCACGAGCGGTCCAAATAGCATTATCATAACCACCGACCAAACTATTTTTTAAAATCCTTTCAGTGTCTGAATCAAAATCAAACTGATCGATTGCAGCAACATGCTGATCTCTCCAAACAACACCTTGATCTGGTTGAGTAGATGGTTTTGTACCAGTTGATGAAGCAGATGGTTTTACACCTATAGCATTTAGCTTTTGGTTTACCTCTCCTTTTAATTCTGGATGCAGTTTGGCAATTAATTCCAAATCTGCCTGTGTAGCTTTTGTTGGCATGTCTTACTTAATTTGATCTAAATAAATTTCGGCAATCTTTGTATTTTTAAGAAACTCTGTTTTTTCACCTTGACTCATTACATTAAAATTGAAAGTGACTGGTTCTTCACCGCCTTTTAAAATATAATCTTTGGCTTTTTCATTTGAAGTCCTCCAATTATTGTTATACTCACCGATCAACTTTTCATAATTTTCTTTCCAAGTTTTAACATTAGGATTATTTTTTTCTGTATCCAACCAGGCTTTAACACTACCAGCTTTTTCAATACCAGATATAATTGCTTCTTTTTGTGAAGAGGCCACATCCGAACCAAGCCCGTTTAAGAATTTAGCACGAACATCAAAATCTTTTGCTGTTTGTTGAGCTTGAGAAAAATCACTAATTTTTTGTGCAAGATCTGGAGCAGTCTTTGTTCCATACGCACCATGCTTTGCTTTCCACTCAACAAGTTCTTTTGAATTAGTATGTTTGATTTGTTCAAGACTTACATCATGTCTGAATTTCTGCTCCTCTAATGCGAACTTATCTTCTTCCAAAGTTTTTTCATAGTCTTTGTATGCAAGTGTACCTGCAGCAGCCGACACATCTCCTTTGAATAATACAGCAGCATGTTGATCATCAAGCATATCTCCTATGGCTCTAATGTTTTGCGTATTAAACATATTTTTCTGAGTTGCTTTAAGCATATCAGAATATTGCTTTGCTTGACCAATTTGTTGAGCTTGTTTATCTAATTCAACAAGTCTTTGATATTCAGGATCTCCTTCAGTGATTTCTCCTTTCTGTGCTTTCTCATACAGTTCATTATACCTTTCTGTTAATCGATCTGCATCATTGTCAATATCGGTAGTAAGATTTGCAATTTGTCGATTTAATACATCAGATCTTTCTTTGACATACCCAACCATTGCTTCACCTTCATCTTTGTATTTACCCATACTGACTTGTTCAGACAACCAATCTTTTCGATTATTGTATGCCTGTACTTTATACATATCATGAAACTGCGGATTGCTTTCAAACAATTGTGTGAATAATGAACTCAAAGGTGTAGCCAAGGCTTCTCCATTTTTAGTAGTCACTTTATAACCACCAGAAACAACATCTGTTGTAATACTCAAACCAGCTTTGTTTGCATGCTCAATAGCTTTCTCCATCATGTTGTTATAAGGAACATACTTAGGATCTGTAAAACCCATAGCTTCTTCCTGACTTGCTGTAGCAAACTCTTGTCTTTTGTAATGAAGGTATTTCTCTCCTTCTTCCCAATGCTGGCCTCCGCACTTTTCAACATCTACACAATTTCTAAAAGCATCTGCTCTAGCAAATTGTTCCTGTATATTTCTAGTCCACGCCATATCTTTTACAATACTTTTGTTATTGTAAATTGACTGGAACACACCTGCTGCAGCAGTTTTATTTGATTCCAATGAGAAATCAATATTTGCCATTTTTTTAATATCAGTGTTGATCAGTTTAAAAAACTCATCTCGCGCCTGAATATTATCAGTTCTGGTCATAGCTGCGTTAAGCAATGATCCATACAGATTGCTCAATTTTTGATGACTAGCATCATATTTACTTTGAAGAGTTGTGAGTGTATTGGCTTGCATCTGTAGGTTTGGCTCCCACGGTTGAGTCATTGTTACTACACTCTGCTGATCTATTTCCATCGCTCTCTTTTTTCAAAAATATATAAACTATCCTAAACAAAAATTGTTTAAGACCGAACTTCATTTGGAGTTGTGATATTATCACTACTCGCTGGGTCCAAAGTCCACTTACCAGAACGCTGGGCCATGATCGCTTTTGTTGCTGTTTCAGAAGTCATACCGGGAACTTTTGTCATAAGGTCATTGATTTCTGTTGCAAGATCTGGATCCTGATTCATAGTTGGTGTAACTGGTTTTCCATTTGCAAAATAAGCGATGCCTGTATTAGGGTCAATTTTGTATTGCTCCCCAACAGTTCTTTCAAGATTAATACGATCAGCTCTGTTAGAAATTGCTTTATTAATACCAGCAGTTAACATGTCATCCAATGCATTCAAATCTCTAGTCCATGATTTTTCAGAATTGATTCTACCTACATGAGAGTTTCGCGCACTTTCTGAATTAATCATTGCCTTTTTATTTGCGATCTCAGTATTCAACATACGCTCATTATTGTATGCTTGTACATTCATATCAGCATATCTACTTATCTCTTGAGCCGCTTGACTAAAAGCATTTCCCTGCATCTGTAAAAAGTTTGCAGTTTGTGCCTGCGGTGTCATGAATGCAGTTTGTCCAGCCACTCCTGAGGAGAGCTGTGAACCTATTGCATGAATAGCTTGCTCCGGAGAATAGTATGCTTGATCAACAAATCCCAATTCTGGAGTTGGTGTAAAATCCTCATACTTTTTTAAGCGGGATCTTTTACGCATGATATTCTTCAGGTTATTTTTATCCTGAATATAAAAATCCATGTTTTGCTGTTGCTGAATACCTTCTCCTAAATGTTGAGCAGAAACAGTTAATGGTTGCTCCGGCTTTTTAGGATCTGGAATAACAGGTGTGGTAGGATTTCCATTTTCATCTGTGTAATACGCGATATAATTTTCAGGATTTTTCTGATCTCTGAAATATACATGGTCCCCTTGACGAATTCCATTAGGATTCTCCTTCATGAATTTATCATAAGAGTCTTTGTCCAACCTCTGCTTCTCAGATGTTACAGCACGATACCACCACTTTTGATCATTGTATCCCTGAAGAACTTCTTCTTTGGTTACTTTACCTTCTTGCATTGCTTTTGCTAAACCAGCTTTGTCTGGAGAGTAACCTTTTGATTGAAGTATTCCTTCGAGTTTATTATTAGGTTGATGAGAACCATCAGGGTTGGTTGTCATGTAATCATAAACCAACTCTGGATTTGAATTGATGATCTTCAATTGCAATTGATTAACCATGTCTTGCATGGCTTTTTTGCTTACTTTATTTTCATCAACAGCAGGTAATCCATACATTTTAAGATAAGCATTCAACTGCTTTGCTCCTTTTGGTGTGTATGCTTCCCATTCTTGATAAGGAGGTTGTCCTTCAAACGGTGTTACATTTCCACCAGGAGCCATTTTACGAAGAGATGGTATATCACTTCTAGTCGGACCACCAAAAGCCATTTGTGGAGTACCGCCTGTTGCTGCTGCTTGTTGTGCTTCATCAGTAACACCAAGTAGTTGTTTTGGTTCAAGACCTGTTCGCTCAGTAAATGGATCGAACATTCTGGTGTGACCTTGCGGCATTCCTTTTAAACTCTCTTGTACAATAGCCAACGCACTTAGTTTAACAACCATGTTCTTATAAGTAAGAAGCAACGACTGTCTTGTAATTGCATCAATAGATGGATCTTTGAGTTTCATTTTCAAAGCATTCACATCATATTGTTTAGCAATTTCTCCCGGCATCAGTGGTTTTTTAGGATTCTTTCCAAAGAACTCAAGCATCTCAGGATCTTTAATCCTCAAATCTTTTTTCATTGAAAATACAAAAGACCCATCTGGTACATCCAGAGGGGTTCCGCCATTGCTATGCTTTTCACCACCAATTGTAAAGTGTTCGATCATATTATCCAACCCAGTGTTGGTAATAATAGTTTCGCCTTTCTCAGCTTCTATTTTAGCTTTTCCTCTAGGATCCGCTTGCAACTTGCGCTTCGGTGCTCCTGTGATCTGAAATGTACCCATTACTTATTAATTCTTTTGAATGTATATCCAGCCGCTTTTAATTGTTGAGCAATTCTTGCTTCTTCTTCATCATCCAAATCAAACTCGTCGCCTACATTGTATGATCCACCACCAGCAAATACTTTTGTTCCACCAAATACAGTATTATCTCTACTAGCATATTCAGCAGATTTATCACCGGTTCCCGGTAAAACTTTTGCACCAAGATCATTTGGAATAAAGCGACCCCATTGATCATATAAACCATCAGTCATTGGTTCTGCAGTTCCCTGTACATTTTCAATACGAGTGTTATTGAATTTGTTTGCGGGATCTATACCACGATTCATACTGTCAATGAATGTTGCTGCTTTCATTCCTGCTCCATAAATACCATCTGCGAGCATACCATAATTGATATCATACATAGGGTTCTTTACAGTAAAGCTACCACCTTCAGCAAAGTTTTCAGCATACGGACCTGTTCCAGTCATGCTTACATTATTCAAAGGATTTGTAGCACCTATTGCAGCAGGATTATTTCGCTGTGTTAATGCATTGTTTATTAATTGCATCTCCTCAGGAGAAGGTCCTTGTTCTGTGTTGGATGGTGCAAATGAAGGAACCATACGAGAAGCCAATCGCGGAGCAAATCTTGAAACAAAGTCAACCATGTTTTGATTATACTCTGGTTCTTGCGATCCTGCTGCAGGTAATTGCCCTGCTGCTCTTAATTGATCTCTTTCCTCATTTGTCAATCCATCAGGTCCTTCACCGGTAGACTTTGGATCAGGAGGGGTTCCTGTACCATCCCATTGAATATTAAACCGCATTTTGTTTTTGAATAAACCTCTGCGCTCAACATTGGCAACAGACCATTGGCGACCATCTGCAGTTACACCACCCATAGGGTTTTGCATAAAGGCTGATTCCAATCCTCTGGCATCACCACGACTTCTAATATTTGGTGCACTACCATACGCCGGTTGAAATGCACCAAGCATTTGAGCGAAAGGATTCAACTGCATGTTAGGATTTTGTTGACCATAAGGACTCCATGGAATAGTATATGGTGTACCACCAGTATAACCAGGATTACCAACAAAAGTATTACCTATCCAAGGATTTACATTTGGCAACGGCTGTTGAGATTTTTTACCCGCATGGAATTTATCCCACTCTTCACCCGCTGTTGTTTTATCAAAACCTTCAGCATTTCTGGTAGACATATATTCTTCCTTACTCATAACCTCCATACCATTTGCGGCTTTAGGTACATCAGAGAAGATATTTTTAAGATCATCGAAATTTCGATTAAGATTTGCATTTACATTATTTCTGGCAACGATCGATGCAAAAGTTGATTGAAGGTCTTTAACATAAGTTTCCGGATTATCTTTTGAATACCCTCCTACCTTAGGAGTCATACTTGCACGCAATGCTTCACCACCTTCTTCCAAAATCTGATTGAAATTAATAGGACCCCCTGAAGCAAAAGTTGCAACTGGTTGTGCATTTTCAATATGAAAAGCTCTAGGGCTTACTTTTGCATACTGACCATAATTCACACCATTTGAATCAACATAGTCTTGACGAATTCGCTTATTGGTTTTCATAGCTAATGCTATTGAATCAATCCACCCTCTGTTTTCTACAGGAATACCATCACCTGTAGCTCGTGTGGCCCAATCAACATTTCCGTATAAACTAGGTATCAAAGCTCTTCCTCTAGCATCAGAACGAACTGCTGGGGGATTTGGTGCAGTTGGATCTACAACAGGTTCTGTTGGACCACCAAAAGCCATTGCTGGAACTCCGCCGTCAGGAACCATGCCTTCTGGAGATGGTTGTCCTTCTGGAGATGGCTGTCCTTGCCCTTGTGCTTGTTGCATCACTTGCTCCATGATCTGCATCACTTGCTCCTGTGGAATTCCCGCCTGCATTAAAATTTGAGCAACGGCCTGAGGATCTTGAAACTGTTGCATTAATTGCATTACAATTTGATCTACAGGTGCACCTTGCTGAATAGCTTGTGCAACTTGTTGGATTATTTGATCTCCTCCTCCTTGTGGTTGGCCTTGTCCTGTTTGAACTTCTTCGCCGCCCTCATATTTTTTCAATTTTCTCTTCATGATACAAAAGATGTTATTTCAATATACACATAATTTTTGCAATTCAGTAACTATTAAATGTTTATCTCGGTGAGATTTGTAGTTTAGTTTCTGTTAAAGCAATGATCATTTTTTTATCCCCGCATACAACTCTTCTTAATAAAACACGGTTGTTGTTATGACGGAACTTCTTTCTTTGGAAAGGGTCTTTATCATAGTTTACTGCAGCAGGATTTATGGATCTAATATAACCATTATCTTCAGTAATCCAGATGACATCCTGCGCCAAAGGAGAAAATTCACCTCTGTCTCGAATGATATCCCAGAACTGATTGAATCGATATTTCTGTTCTTCTTTGGAATAAAGAATATCAATTTGACCAGGTTGAATAATTGGATACACATCCTCAAGAATAATATTGTTTTTTGGCTGAAGGTTTAGTTTCAACAATCCAGATATCTGCTCGCTATTATATACAACAGCTTCATCAAACCCAAAATCAAGAACATGGAATCGATCTCTACAGTTATCAGCAAACTTAAATACTTGCATCCAATACTCAACATTTTTTATTGTAGTTACAGCAGGCATGTTATCGAACTGATATTCTATTTCAAAAGGATAGTCTCTGCCATAGTAATTGCAATAAAGATCGCATCGCTCATTATGTTTCCACAACCTAGATCCTTTTGTTGTTACAAAACCATTCTTTGTTGGAATCATTAAATCTGGATGCCAGTCATGCCAACTGATTTCTTCTTTATCCTGTGGATCCCAACTTACAGTCCATGATGCATTATCAAAATAACGAGGATCTCCGGTTTTAACTCTGACAATTCTGTCAATAATGAACTCTCCATTACCAACATAAACAGCTTTGTCTTTCCATATCGGCTTAATACGATAATCTTTTTTGCAGAAATATACAATCTTGAAATGCGGATCATAAGTGAATTGAACACCTATACCCGCAACAGGATTATCAAGAATATCAAAGTCTGGAAAATCTTCTGTTAATTTGTACGGAAGATATTGATCAAACCAATATGTGTTATTCTTTAATGTGATTTCATCCAATCCATCTGTTACTCTAAAAATACAACCTTGTTCTAAACTTGCATAGAACATTCCGAATGGTGTATTGATTGCCGATAATCTACTCTGACAAGATCCATATTCATACGGTTTATCTGCATTAGACAAAGGTTGCATTTCCCGCATGAATAAACCACCGTCTCCAACTGTTATGCTTGTACCGCTTTTTAGTTGTAGTTCATCAACACCCGGGAACATTCCCGGAGCATGTCTTTCAAATAAGAACACCACCCCTGTGAGGTTTACTTGTTTAATTCCAGTAACACGACTTGCAAAGTCTTGATAGTTGTTTGCAAGGAAAACACTCCAATTATCTTTTGTTGCATGGAAATCTTGTGGTAATGAATACAAAGTTCTTTTATCCAAATAAGTATAACAAGTTTCCGCTTTAGTTGGATCATAGTTTGCATCTTGCATTGCAGCCCATGATATTTTATTTGCTGGTAAAAAAGCCACAGATAGACTGCGATCTAATTTATAATAGTTTCCCGCATCAATAATACTTGAATGAAACATTGCTTGACGATCTTCCAATACATCCCAATGCTTTGTAGCATCTGTTCCACCATGATCGCGGTAATCAATATTCAATTCAGTTTCCACAAAGAAATCTCTAACCCCGGAATTAAATAAATACATGAATGCATTCTTTACCATAAACAAACCGTTGCCTCCTGACAACCGATCGAAACAATGTTTGTCTGATGGAGACACAAGGTTTTGAAAGAAGCTGGTTACATCTCCAGCTTGAATAGCTGCTTCAATAGCAGGACCAATACTTTGTACAAACTCCATTGTATCAAATTCTTCTGTATCCATCCAAAAAGCAGAATGGCGAATCATATCATACATGTGGTAATTAAACTCTGTACCATTTGGTTCATTCAACAACCATTTGTAGAAATAATATAGAGTATTTTTTTCTTGATATCTACCAATGTATGTATCTCCTCCAAATAAAGTATCTGTGGTTCTATTATCAATCGGAGTATAACATTCACTCACAGGAATGCTTCTGATACTTCTGAGCTGCCCGTATTGATTTCTCATGCGGGTTTTCATTGCACCATAATGACTAGATGCTCTACGAATAACTTCTTGAAAAGGATCGGCTCCGGGAAGTGTAGACGCAAGTACATCTCGGGAGTTATCTGCAATTGTTCCCGGAACATTATTGATATCCGTTGCCACATCAAACATCACAGTTCTATTTCGAAGTAAATTGTTTACTTTATGTGTAGAACCATAATCTTGGATTTTACCATCCAAATACTTTGCATCATTTATTACACGGCGATGATTAAGAACAACATCCGGATGAAAGAAATTTTCATAACCACAATGACTTTGATATTGTAATGCAAACTGTCTCCATTTACTTACAGCTTTTATAATCTTCATTGTAAGATCCGCCCCTTCCGCCAAATAAGTAGCAAACAAATAAGAGGCTTGTGCTACACGAAGTATTGTAGGAATTGGAGATTTATCTTCATAAGTAACCTCGATCCAACCTGCATTAATACCTGTACCAGGAACAGCATTCATTCCATTAACAGTTGCCTGTATTGTACCCATTGTTGTACCCGATGCATCAACACCAGTTGTAGCAGCTACAATTGGTACAATACCACTTCCAATTGCTGCACCTTCTACACCAGATGAATAAGCATCCATAGCACTAATTACTGCAGCTCCTTGAGAAGAACCATTTGATGTAGAGGATCCAGCAAAAATAGGTTCACCGTAATAAGATGGACCCACGTATGTGACAGTTCTACTACCCATTGTTTTCATAATAGCATAACCAACACCTACAATCACAGCTACAGCAAAAGTTACATCTGTTACAAATTTATGTTTAGGGTGATTTGCTACCTCAACCCAAGACCCTTCTGTATTTCCATAAACTACTCCTGATATTTTAAATTCTCTTTGACCAAGAAAAGGTTTATAGAACATTGTATCAGGACTATGAAAAGTAAAATGCTTTTTGCTATACTGATCATTCGGATTGTAATTAGTCAAACCACCTATTGTTTCCCAACTTACTTCTGTTGTTGAAATAAAAGGATCTGGATTCAAATCATTGTATGGATAATTTTGATACAACCCTGTTCTATTTGAAATTGCATCTGGAATATCATACTCAAACATATTGTTGATCATTCCTTTGTACAATATAGTTTTGTTTCCATCACGACTTCCGCGAAGAATTTCATAACCAACAATTCCCGGGATTGGGTTTCCATAATTGTCCACAGGAGGAAGTACATTCTCAAAGCGAACTCCTAAAATTCGAATCTTTTCACCACCATTTGCATAGTGATTTGTGATATCGCTATAAGCACCGTTTGCATAAATGGTATTTTCTGGAAATTTATGGTGACGGATAGGTTGTCCACATAGATCCCAATCAGGTCTTCCTGGTACATTTGAGTTCCATATTTCTGGATGTTTATCATCATAGAATTCAGAAGACTGATGATAACCCATATCTCCTTCTGCTACTAATACACCACCATCACCAAGAACTGTTCCGGGCGTAGCTGTTACAGAAGCTGTGTTGAATCGCTCAAATACTTTTGCAGTAAGACCTGCAATATCCTCTAAATTGTTTGGTTCCACAGTCAAGTAATCATCATCTTCTTGTACGGTCGCACCTGTTGGTAATAAATAAGGACGAGGACCTCTTCCCGGAATATGGTATTCTTTACTTTTATCACCAGTGGTATAAATCCATCTTACAAAATAAGCCATGTTTTCATCACGCATGTATCCTACATTAGTGCCTGCATTTTTGTAATAGTCTTTTGGATACTCCACGCATTGCCAGAGCGCACGAATTTGATTTGCTAAAGGTTGGTAGTTAAAATCAAATTTAGATGTCACAGCGGTTCTAAATAAATATTTACCTACATTATAAATTGCTTCTGATTTATCAGCAATCGGATTCATAATTGGAATATTAGCCAAAGGAACGGCTTCCAACTCTGTAGATAAAACATCAATACTTACAATGGATTGACTTGTGCTATACAATCCTACTTTATAAGCAGTTGTTTTTTCTGCGATGGTTGATATAATTACCAATTCATACTCATCGAAATTTGTATCAAGATTTGATATTTCAAGTTCGATACTGGAATTCACATCATCAAATGAAAATAAACTAAGAGTGTTAGATCTAGTAAAGTAATCAGTCATTCTCTGCTGATTAATCGTATAAGCAACAATAGCAATATAAGACCCATTTAAAATATTTCCTGCGGACCCGCTTTTTCTTAAATGAATACAAGGAGTTTCAATCAAAGACTCCAATCGAATTCGATCACAATCTAATACATCTGTATCAACACATGTAACACATCCTCCTGGATCATCACCATTGCTGTCAGTACATTCCTGAACCCATGGAATTTTATCTAAGTTGATTGTTCGGTCTGGATTTAAACCATCCGCCCAGTAGTCCTGAAAACCACAGTCAAAAGTAGGACGACATGTACCGCTAATCAAATGTGTTGTTTTAAAAGCAAGACATGGATCATTTACTTTTGTCTCATAAGAACAAGTATCTTCATCAAAAATTCCAATTTCGGAATCAGTATCATTTGTAGAATAAATAGTCCATTTACCAGCAACGCGATGTATAGCTCCAATAATTGTATAAGGAGCCTTTGCGCAAAATAAATTAGCGGGTTCATTTTGTTTATTACCCATGTCACCAATATGAGACTTATTGATGGCGTTTCGGGCAAAAGTCATGTATTGATTTGGCAAGTGTCTATCTCGGATATCACTTACAACACCTTTTTCAAAAGTGTTAGTACTACTTGGAGTACCCCCTTGTTGTCTTGACTTAGCCATTATTTAAAGATTGCATAGTATTTTGTGAAACGAGCTTTTCTATTAAGCAACCACATGGTTCTTAACTCATCAAACTCAGGCATTCTAACAACGCCTAATGCTTGATTTTTAGATTCTCTTAATTTACCCATAACCAACTGAACTGCCGCTTGTGCAACAGGTTCATTGTTGACAATACGATTTTCAAGAAATCTTTCTTTACAAGCATATTCATAGTAATCATTGATTAAGTCATGATCTAAAACTAACAAGTTACCCTGTTCATCTTCCATCATACCTTCATAGTTGATATACAATTGTCCTGATTGTACACTACAACGGATAAAGTTATCATCAGTTATATATGCTGTATTTTTTGCAGCCCATGTTTTATTTGGACACATTGGATCTATAAAATCCGGAGTACCTACCAATCTGATTCTGTAAAACTCGGTCCATTTTCTATACTGATATTTTACACGCTGGATCAGCATCATCTCTTCGCCTTTACAATTTATCCATGTGTTACATGTATTGTGACAATTACATGGTTGTGGATTTGCACAGGTATTACATTCAGGTACAGATGGGACAGGACACTCCGTAGGAGTAGCACAAATATCTATATGATCGACACCGGGATTGTATATTGGAAAATCCACTGGAACTTCTTCAACATGTGTACCTTGTATTACAGGAGCAATACTTTCAAATTTACCAAGAAGATACATGTAATTCATCATGTGAAAATCATCTGGTAATTTAGCCCATCCATTCTCAATTTCAAGAACAGCATTCTTAGTTTTTTGAATTTTGATCCCAAGTTTTTTGTTGATAGTTTTAACAACCTTAATTAAACTTTCAGGACGGATTTCTCCATTCATATCATAAGAATACAAATCGGTTCTAACTTCAGACATCAACTGATCGAAAGTTCTATATTTGAGTTTTACATTTGTGTTGCTGCTCATATCTTTTATCTAAAAATGTTCTGACTGTCATCACCACTACTCATAGGTAGCTTCGCGGTTAAATTAAATTCTTGTTCAAGCATTTGTTCAATTTCGGAAAATAAATACTCAGGCATAGGAAAAGGACGATCTTGCATCAAAGTACAATCATCTTCTTTCATTGCACATCGACCATCTAAAGTATCTTCCCACAAACCTTCAATCATAACAGCTTCTCCATCCCAGTCAGGAAAATACAAATAACCATCTCTATAATAGAAGTATTTTGATTTATTGTATTTGTAATTAACAGAGTTTCTAATTGATATGAAATTATTCAAAGTAGTTTTTTCAAACCCATAAGTACCATCGATAGAGAAAACTTTTCTAATCAAAGGTCCATTTGCTCCGCTCATTAATTTTGGTAACTTTTCAGCAGTCCGCGTGATGGTACATTTACCAATGATACCAGAACATCCAGCATCGATCTTACTAACTTCTTCCAATTCTTCAAAAGGAAGGAATTCAAATAAGCCTTCATACTGCATTAATTTTTTTTCATTATCCTGGCGGCGAATAAGTGTTTTAGCATACTTGGATAAAATGCTATACACTTGACGATCGGTGATAAAGGAATCTTCACCAACAATCTTCAGAATAGTTCTTACTCTGGAAATACTTTCTCCTATTGTTGTCATGATACTTTTAATTCAGTAGATATATTCTTGCGAACAAAAATATACTTGTTATAAAACTTTTTGAAAGCAGCGGACATTTTTTCAGTAAAACTCCGAGTTGCTGTGAATCCCCATAACTTAGTAAGACCATTATGAGGACCTATTGTATTTTGGTAAACAATCTTTCCGATGCGGTTATCTGTTTCCCAATTCATGTGATAAATCAATTTACCATGCTTGCGGCTTTCTCCCCAATCAATTGCTTTTCTTCCTGTGGGTCTTTTGAATGAAGCAATGATAATATGCCCCAACCTCTCAGGAAGAATCACACCTGTTCGTTCACTGATCGCTGTGTCAACAATATTCTGATTGAATTTATTGATAACATCACATGCTTGTTTATACGTGAGATCTGAATGTTCAGGAAACGCCGCTTTAAATTCTTTCAATGCTTTTGCAGTGAAGACTGTGCTGTATGTTTTCTTAACTCTAGGTTGTGTTCTATCCGCTGGTATATAACTCATAAGTATAATATAAGAAAAATTAAGGACTTTTTCTAGTAAGCCCTTGACTATTAACTCAAACAAATATAATAAAAAAGAACCCCGGGTGTATTACCGCGGGGTCCGAGTCAGCCACATAGAAACCAACCAACTGTGACATTTTAAATATTTTCAACTGCTTTAAACAATTATAGGTGCAACCCCTGATTGATTAAAATGATTTGCTATAACCCACACTTGACTATAAATACCATCCATAACATAAACAAGTTCCATTGAATCAGCAGCATTAAAAGTAATATTACCACCGGGAGTTGTTGATAGATTTCCATACTGAATTATTACTCCTACAGGAGCTGTAATTTTATATGTACCGGTTGGTTCTGCACCAATGAAGTAATAAGTTCTTCCTAAAATCAAAGCTGGATCTGCTACAGGTAAATTGAAAGAAGTCAATGATCCTGGAGAAGATGCTGGATTTGGACGTACAATAACAATTTTCTGATCAATATTGTTTGCAATATTGTAATTGGCATTGTGAGCCATTGTCCAAACAATTGCTCCTGCAGCTCCGGGAATTCCTTGAGGTCCTTCTGGACCTGCTGGTCCCATCGGTCCTACTGCACCATCAGCACCATTTATTCCATTTATACCAGCGGTTCCCGGAGGTCCTGCAGGTCCCATTGCTCCCGCTGCACCATTTGTTCCTGCTGGACCTACTGGTCCTTGAGGTCCGGGTAAACCCTGTGGTCCTTGAGGACCAGTTAATCCTTGAGCACCCGGTAAACCTTGATCACCTTTGTCACCTTTGTCACCTTTAACTCCTTGGAGTCCTTGCGGTCCTTGAGGACCCCTTTCACAACAATTTCCACCACACTTGCTCATAATTACCCGATTATAATTAATCTCCAGTTAATTGGATAGTTCAATGGTGATGGTGTAAGAGCTGCTACAATATTAATATCACCTGTAGTATTTACATCAATGGTAGTTTTATCTAGTTCTGTAAATTTGATCCATGTTGTTGTATCAGGATTAAACCAATATCCTTGAATTAAAAAATCAGAAAAAGCTGTTGTTTCACCATTGCACGAATCTGTTGGAATACCGCATGCCGCTATAGTAGCACGCGGAACAGTGATACCTAATGTATCTGCATCTGGAAACTGACCTGTCAAAACAAGTTTTCGAAGAAGAGGTCTGTTTGTATCAATAACTGAATTACCATCTATATCAACTGTGATTTGGATGTTATCACCAGCAATAAAATTCGCACCCATTTGAGAACAGAAATATGCACTCATGTTTGCGATTGCTTGTGCCATAGATGTTCCCTGAGGAACAATCACTACATTATCACAAACAATATCGTCACCCATATAAAAAGTACAATTGGCATTGAAACTCTCAGGGCATTCTGATACAGGGCATTCTATAGGATTACATATATCATTTATTGATAATGCTTGTTCTCCACAACCACTGCATGTTTCTGTTTTACATTTAGTACAACCCATAGTTTTTATAATGTATCCAGTCTTTCTAAGATTTGCTCTATAGCTAACTGTTGATTTTGTAATATAACTTCTTGTTCACAAACTTTTTCACCGATTGCGGCTACATAGTTTAACAATTTGTTTGACATTCCAAGAGATGCTTGAAAACAACCAGCAATTGCAATATCACAATCACATGCTGCTTGGGCTTGCTCTGATGGAGCCATTCCTAAGATTTCACATATCTTGTTTATAAGCAATTGAATAAGTTGTACAAAATCTTTTGGTACATCGCATTTGTCTAAAGCTAAACAATCAAGTGTGTAATTGTCTAATTCAAACATGTCGATCAAAGCGCATAGTTTACAAGCCATTTCGTATATGACCTTGCTGATGCTATCACCCTTGCATAATTTAATACAAGGTAGATCCGGCCCCTGCCAAATTACATTGTTGGATGATACAGGAGTTATTCCTTTACCGCTTCCAAAATTTGTTGGTTTTATACCATTACCCATAACAATTGCTTTTAAATAATATAGTGATAATTTTCCTTATACGCAACTTCCTGATGTAGATGTTATTGTAAATCCATCCAAAGGAGGATCCACTTTTGTCCATATTCCTATAGGTGGTGTACCATCGCTACCGAAGGTTTGATACAAAGTTTCCACTTGACCAACAACTTGAAACATCTCCCATCTACACCTTTGTGGAGCAAATCTAATAATCACATCCCCCAAAGGAGAAATGTAAAATGTGTTTGTCGGATCCGCACATACCGTGATATATTGAATCGGGTTTACATTATCATTTGCAGATAAACAAAGACACCCTAATTGAATAATTGTTTTACATATATCCGGATGAGTAATCAATTCTAATTTCAAAAGTTCGAAATCAACAGTGGTTGATAATTCATCTTCAGCACAACAAGTTTCGATTTTGTATTTTTCAGCAAGCATTTTATCATGCATCATTCTTGCATATTGACAACTTACTTCTTCAACATGTTCTGGATCACAATGACCTGTATCCCAACCTGGTTGTACATGTCTGTTTGTAATAACCGGTAACGGACATTCTCCATCAACACATTCCCCAAATTCTTGTATAAATCTTAATCCACCAGATAACCATTGCTTCACACACATTTTTGGAGTAGATGCCCCTGTTGGAACTACAATCGATCTTTGTATGTTATCACAATCAATATATCTATATGAAATAGGACCGCTATCAGTATTAGTTAAAATAGTACAAATGCATGGAAATAGTGCCAAACATTCATCGCAATCAGTAAAACATTCTACCAATACAGCAGGTTCCAAAACATAACAACAATCATCAATTGTTTTTACTGTCCAGCATGCTGTAGATCCTTCAATAAGAATTGCTTTTGTTGTATCAGCAACAGTAGCTAATTCTGAATTATTCGCATAAAAGATTTCTCCAGACACACAGTTTGTTAATTCATAAACCTGATCTACCGGATATATTCTTTCACTTAATGTTATTACATCTTCCCATTCGGTGTATGCACCAGGATCCTCAGGCAATAATTCAAAATAACCACATCCTGTCCAAACACCAGCCGGAGTTTCTAAAGATAATATCTGATGTCCTATAAAATTATTTGGTGTGGGTACAGGACCAGTTAGATTAAAAATTCTGAAGTATAAAGGATCTCCATTTAAAGTTAGAACCTCTCCTGTCAAACAATCCTTTAAAGTATAGAAAGGAGCGCACTGCACACATGATTCAAATGATCCTAATACAACTAGATCTGAAATTGGATTGATACATTCTTCTGATTCATTCAGCGTAACATAATAGCATACATTGTTACCAAGACTTATTGTTTGGCCTACATACGCTGTTAAATTATCCTGTGTATAAAATACAGTTAAAGGATCATCGCAACTTGTTAATTTATAACAACACGGTGTAGCTCCCACTTTAGTAACCAGCGTACATGTTGGTACACCTGTACACTCATCCAGTGTATATCCATCGGGACAATTCCAAGTACCTAATGGATCATTAGGATCTGGAATATTCATTCCTACATAAGCACCTGTACTGAATACAATATATGGTGTTAAATCTACTTCTACATTTCCACAATTAGGAGTAGCAACAGCAGGATTTAATAAAGTAGCTTGGAATATAGGAAGGTCGATATCATACAACTCAGCTCCAAAACTTCTGGTCGCATCTATGTTCAAACCTACAACTTTTATTGTATGATTTCCTGCAGGGAGTGTAATAGGAAATACATGCCAGTGTATAAAAGGTCTTGTTACACTACTATTATTTGTTCCATGTAATGTATCAGTTGCATCTAAAAATACATGAAGAATATTATCGATGTAAATTTTTATTTTATTGTCACCACCAATACCAATTAAATATTGTTTTGTGTTCTCAAGATCTACACAAAAAGTAAAAGGTAGTTCTGTATTATCTGGATAACCTGTAGCCCACACACCTACTTTGTTCAATCTCCCTCCTGTGGCATAAGTTCCGCACGTAGGATTTGAAACACCATCACATCCCCATAAATTACTTTGAACACCTGCAATAGGAGCAACTACTGCACCGATCCCATCATTTTGGTATAAAGCATAACTTGCATTTGTTCCGTATGCATAAAGAGGAAGTGTCAAGGCAGAGATATCTGGATACAAGCGAACTCCGAATTTACTATAAGCAATATTCTTGTCACCAGCAACCACAGGAAAAGTATTACCTGTATAATTAGCTCCAATTATTTCTACACTTACGCACTCATCACCTTCCAGAACAGTTCCTTCCGGACATATATAACAAGGATCGCAACTATCAAGAGCTACTATCTCAAGATTTTCATTCAGCTTTGGTGAAATACTACAACATTGCATAAATGATTCACCTCCGAGTAAAACCACGGATTGATTATTACCATCGCAGTCTGAAAAACTTACACTGGTTTCTACTTCACTTATGTTAGTTATTTGGTAGGTGATACAGGAAGCGGCCATGTTGTTATATTAGAATTTATACTATTTACTTTTTTTTGCAATTCCACTTCGTAAGTCATCTTACACGAAGCACATACTTTGGCTCCATTGGATGCTGTTGCTAACTGACATCCGCAGCCATGAACTTTTTTACAATTTGGACAGGTTGGCATGACTCAAGTTTTAACAGGTTGGACATTCCATTTTACTCATAAGTTTGACGGCATAATTAAACAACTCCGTACCTTCTTTTGGCTTTCTGCATATTTCAACATCTGCGACTGCAGCCTCCATGTAACCACGAATCTTCATTAACTCCATCATTCTTTTATCTTTGTCAACACCCGGATCACATCCCGGTAGTTTTAGATCACACATTAATTTTTTCCACTTAATTAATGCTTGTGTAATACGAAGGTGATTGAATTCCACATACACAATATCATTTGGAGATACACTATATTTTATAACATAGATACCATCCGGCAAAGAATAAAATTCACTACCGCAGCCGATAGTTTGAACTTCCAAATCACACGCTGTAAGATTTACTATAAACCCAGGTCCGATTTGTGGTGTTGTAGTATCATTCAACAAAGTAGCTGTATTGAAACTAGGAAGCAATACCTGAAGTGTTGGACAGCTTACAGGAATATTTTGATCATAAACACTCATATCTTCTATTCGAAGAATGCATTCATCCATGACCGCTGGAATATTAAGTTTTAAAGTATGTTTTCCCATGATGTGTTTGATTTAAACAAAAAAGAGAGAATAGAGAATACTCCCTACTCTCTCTTTCAAGAATTTGTTTTTATCCCCAATTACGGAGCAACAGGAAGTGCTGTTGGAACACAAGCTACGTGAGCAAATGTTTCTAACTCAACAGGACTGTTTACTGCAGCCAACCATGTTGCCATGAATGCTTCGAAAGCAGGAGCAGATGCTGTTGGAATATAAACAGTCAATGTGTACTGGTCATTGTCAAATGTTCCAGATGGGTTACTCATACGAGGAACAACATGCTGAATGCAATAACGTGTGTACAATGTACCTGGAGTTACCGCATCGATGATCTGAGTTCCGAAAGTAATTTCGCGGATGCGAAGATCACAGCTCACATAGTTCTGTAAGTATGATTCATGAAGAATCACTTCTTTCAATACTGTGTGACGGTATCCTTCACCTTTGTATCCACAACACTCAGTTTCGATACACAATCCTTCAAATGTACAAGGATCACCAGTTTCATCAAGCAATTGTGCTTCAAACTGTACAATATCTTTCTCTTCGAAATCCATTCTTTGGAATGTACAATCTGAGAAAGTTGTACCAACGTATGCACCTGTAACCGTCATACCTCCTAATGCACCAGGGATATGAGCAATAGATGTATCATACAAAGACCAGATTTGAGTTGCAGGCCATCCAGCCGCAACTGCTGCAGCAGCATCAGAGAACCAAGGCGCACCCAATTCATCATACAATACTACATTCACAAAATCCTTTGAGTAAGGACTTGTTATCAATTCATTAGCCCATTGAATGAATACAATCATTGAGTTAACTGCTACTGGAACACCAGTCTCATCTTCACAACATCCTGTGTAAGCAGCAAGATCGCGATATGAATCACGATTCAAGTATGCTAGTACAGGCGCACCATGCAAACGAGTTCTCAAAGTGTAGTCTTCTCCACAAAGGAAGTCGAACTCACAATCTGATTGGAAGTTTGTGTTACCAATATGAACAATCATGTTTTCAGCCGGAGCCTGCTCTACTTTGTAAAACTTGTTTACATAGCGAGGATTGATCATTTTTGATTTGTTTGATTCAGTGTAACCACCATGGAACTGACCGATTTTGTCCTGAGTGATCAAAGAAGCACATGCTAAAAACAAAGGCTTCCCTGCAACAACAGGAGCATCAGCGGCAATAACTGATAGGTTTGTACTTGGATCAAAGAATCCATAAGTACCCACGCCAAGGGCGAAAGGTGCTGCTGTATTCTTCAAATCATTTGAATGGACTCCTGATGAAATCAAGAAACCATTATCTACTCCAGCGGCTACACCGGGAGCAGCAGCCTGAGTTGCTTTTGTTCCAACGAAGGCTTTCTGAAAAGAAGCATTAAAATAAGACATAACAATTTGGTTTTAATAAACAATAGGTAATAATATAAGCAAAATAAATTACAATATCAAGACCTGTTATTTCTTTTTAGTATTCTTTTTTTTGGCAGTCGCCTTTGGAGCTGCTTTACCTTCTTCTTTTTTAGCCCAAGGCGGGGTCCATTTTGGTTTCATTTGCTTCTTAACCATGATGTTTTAATTATTTGTTTCTACTGAATTATCAGCGGTCTGGCCCGCCTGACCATTTTCGACATCACCTGCCAAAATCTTGACAGCCTCATCTATTAATAGCTCAACAATATCATCTTTGAATTCACATTCCACATCCGCAGGAGAAATCACGCCTGTGTAAGGGTTCGCTACTCCTGTGAACTCAACTCTCCGTGGTTGTTTGTAGTATGTAAAACTAACATCATGGATCTCAAATTCATCATTAGTGTGAATATGAAGTGTGTTACCATGCAAAGTAACATAGGTTTCACCCCATTCAAAATTTGGTTTTTTATTATGATCTCGACCAATGGTGTCCACATTTTCTTCTTCAGATAAATAGATAACCATTTTTCTTCCTTCACAACAACCTCTGGTGGCTTTCGCCCCCACACGCTTGAACTCGAAATAGTTAGTAGGCCATTCCTGACTTTCATAAAAACCTTCTTTCTTTACAACCGTGTGGGGAACTGTAACCAACAAAACCTGTAAGTCATCGATTCTTCTTTTACTCTGTTCATCACCTGTTTTTTTCAGGTTAGTACCATGCAATTGACGACGACACCATACCGGTAAGGCCTTGTTAAATGCTTCTGCAATTTTCCAAGGATCGATGTTATCATAATCATTGCTATCCAACTTGTTAAGTCGGTTTCTGATTTTTAAACGGAGTGTAAGATTATCCATGACTTATTAATTTACCAAAGTTTTTCCACCTCATCCATCAAGTATAATAACTCATCTTGGTTGAGAGGATTTTTTAATGAAATAAATACATCCTGTAGATTTTTACCAAGTAGTACACCACTGTTGACAGAGTATATGTTTTGATCTGCTTTGATGATAATGAATTTGAAGAAGAAGCTATCTTTTACAATTGCTTTAATTTTCAAATCTTCCATGCTCATATCAGCATAATCTAGGAATATTTGAGATGCTTTTTTGATGTTTGCCTGAACGCTCAAACCATTCACATATTTGTCCACTGTGTCATAGATAACATCAGGAAGAGTTCTTCTAGTGTATTGTGTACTATGTGGATCCAATAGTTTAACAATGTAGAATAACTTGTTTGGATCTTCTTCTGACAATGTGTTAAGGTAAGACAATGCTTTGTTTTTGATTTTACCAACAGATGTGTTTACTGCAGCAGTATTGATCTGTTTATCCAAATACCATTTAACACCTCTGGTACTTGCCTGCGCATCTTCTAAAGATTTTGCAATTTCCGGAATTCCGCCAGCTTCAATAATACGCATGAACAATAAATCATTTGTATTTTCAACCGGGTTCAAGGGAATAGCATCATTGGCTAATTCTCTTGTAAGATTTTGATCAGCCCATATTGCTTGATTATCTGGGCGATATGTTTGAACCTTTTTCCAAAATTCAGGATCTGTTACTTCAATACGATTGAAGTTTTTCTCCATTTCAAGCATTGCAACAATTGATCTAATCTCAAGAACTTTTGCTTCTTTTTCTTTAGGATCCTTGATTGCTTTTATATCTGGAGCGAATTCATTTAGACCTGTAATGTAATGTGTTACACCTTGATCCATAATTGCTGCAACTGTAGGTCTATGATGAGTACCAGGAAATACAACATAATCGTATTTCTGCATCCCCATATTATCCACATTGCTGTTAACATAAGGTCTGATGTAAATCTTACCGACCTCTTTTAATTTTTCAATAACTTCCATTTTGTTGGTTTTTATGTACTTGACAAATATAAGAAAAAGCCTTCAGATTTCTCCAAAGGCTTTGTCTTATGATTTTTAAAGGATTACAAGCTGAATCCAGTCTTAGGGTTTCGCATAACGATTTTCAAGACTTTTGTTGGATCCTGTACCCAAATTGCTGGATAAGCCTGTTCCATGTACACACGGTATCCATTGAACTTACCAGAAGACTGGAAGCCTTTGTTTCTACCCATGTAGTCCATAGTACCATTCTCATACCACCAACGAAGATCACTTTCATATTTTCTTCGAAGTAATTTGATATTATCCGATCCATTCTCAGTAACATCAAAGATGATAAATGAGTATGAAGATAATGGATAACCATCAATTGTTGGATTCTCGATTGTGTTGTTGTCAACATTATCAAATGCCGGGTTCAACACAAATTTCACATTTGCCAAATAAGGCAATTTGAAGTGTGTGAAAGCAAATCCAAATCCAAGATCCATTCCTGTTTCAGTGATTGCACCAATATCAGTAGCATTGATAACAAGACCTGAAGCTACAGCTTCTGCCAATACTGCTGCAGAGATCATTTGCATACCAGCCATACCTGTCTGGATTACAAGTTCACGCTTAGAGTCTGGCCCTTGGAATTCAACTTTACCTCGGAAGAAGTTCATCAACTCAGCGCGGAACATATCAAGACGGAAATCCGCTTTGTTGTACACATGCTTGAATGAGTTGTCCAACTGTTTCCAAAGTCCGACAGATAAACGAAGATCATCTGGTCCATCCTGTGTAATCTTACCTCCTTTACCCCACATCAAGTAAGACTCGATATCAGATGCAACTTTAGATAAGTGCTTTGCTTCAAGGCGTGTCAAGAAAGTCTTAACAAGATTTCCTGATTTACGAGCCTTGTTTACATAAGAATCACCTTTGATCTTAACCATATCATCAAGATTCTTGATCGAAGGATCTAAATTCTTGTCGAATGATTTCCAGATTTCAGTTACTGGTACACGACCATCCTGAAGAATACCACCATCAGCGATCAATCGAGCGCGAGTAGATACAGAGTAGTGAACGTGAGCATTGCTGTTTCCTACAAAGTTGTAGAACTCACGGCTTCTCATTTCTTCTTTCAAGTCAGAGAATTTCTCACCATATTCCCCACGAGCAGAACCGATGCGGAAGAATGCAGTGTTACATCCTAAATACTGAGAATCAAATGGAGTATTCGTATCATTGTTCACCAAACGAACACTATAGATTACACCATCTCCAGTGTCAAGGATATCATCATCAGTGATGAAAAGTTCCTTTCCATTGTACTTGTCATAAGTGATAATATCACCATGACCAAATCGACGCTTATTCATCTTAATTCGGAAAGGAGTACCATCGATACCTTTCTGAGTGTTTCCTGGCTCGATGTCTTCCATCGCGAAAGGTAATTCCTCAGAGATAGGTGTCTCCCACTTAAACTCTCCTTTTGGATGTTCTACGTCAATGACATTCTTACCACTGAAAGATGACATCTGGTACAACGGCATTTCAACTTTTTGAAACTGTGCCCAAATGTCAACCGGGCCAAGATCATCTGGTTCTGCATGTTGTAGCATGTTCATCAAGTGATAAGAGTCAACATGAGAAGATGCCTCAATGACATTATCTCTCAAAAATAACCCGTTGTTCAAACTTGGTGTGCTCATTGCTATTTGTATTAAAAATTACTATTTAATCCCGAGCGAAAAATCCTTTTCTGACCCCGTTTCCACCGCTTTGTCCAGCCGGCGGTTGCTGTTGAGTTCTACGCTTTACTCCTGCGGTAGTTCCGGATCCTTTACCAGTTCCACTTGGGGTAGACCCCGCTCCTTCTCCTTGTGCTCCTCTAAGTTCCCTTCTTGTTTTCAGAGTTGATTGAGCTTCCCCAATTTTAACTAACTCTGCTTTATAAGCCGCAGGATCTCTAAGTAACCACAATGCTTCTGCAATCAATGCATGATTTGGTTTTTCACCAAACTGATGCTGCTCAAGCAAATACCCCAACTCATTTGTTGGATTACCTTTGCGGTCAGTATATCTACGATCTGTAAGACCATAGTATAAAGCACTTTGAGTTTTTTGATCGAGAGGAACTCCATTTAATGCTGTATTATTTAAAACACCATACACAGAAGTCTGGTATTTTTTTGCATTATCTTCTTCACGCTTTTGAGCTTCACCTTGCTCTTTCAATTTAGCTTCCATCACAGATGCTTGTTTAGCATCCAGTTTTGGTTTGAAAGTTTCGGCTTGCTTCTTCAATCGACCACCATCTTTAAGAACAGCAATTTCTTCTTCTACTTCATCAGGAGTCATTGTACCAGTTACTGTGTACCACTCACGACAAATAGTTTCTTGATCTTGCTCTTTCTCAACATCGAGATCCATTGTCTCCTTTGCGGAAATAGCAGCTTTCATTACAGACTTCCAATCTTGTCCACCTTGTAAAGAATATGCTACCACTTGTTTCACCTCAGGAGAAAGTGTGCTGAATACTTGAAGAGGTGCTTCATGAGAGATCTTCGCAATGGTATCTTCCATATTAGCTTCAATCAATTCAATGAAGTCTTCAGTAGTGTATTCGGATAAAGGTTTTTCATCTCCTTCAAAAGGAACAATTACCTTTTTTTCAATGAGTTTTTGAATAGCTGAAAGCATTGCTGTCGGACGACCGCCTTTGCCTTTTTTAGTACCATTCTCATCTTCATCATCATCCTCAAGGTCTTCATCTAATGCCGAGCCACCTGCTCCTGCATTATCATCATCCTCTTCCTCTTCTTCTTCTTCCTCCTCTTCTTCATCATCTGGATTTGGATTACCATTGGTTCCTGCCCCCGGAGCACCTGCTCCAGTTCCAGCTCCAGTGTTATCATCCTCTTCCTCTTCTTCATCATTGTCAAAGGCCGCCGAATTTCCACCATCTTTGGAAAACATTCCTTTTGGTGGAGTCGATGTTGATACCATCACGTTAGATGCATCGGGCCCAAAATCATCGAGAACATTCACTGTTTCTCTTTTACCTGGTTGGCTCATAAATTTGGTTTTTTATTTGTACTGACTTATTATAATTTAATCAAAAATACCGGCATTAAATAATTTATATTTAAAAAATGTTTTTCCGGCAATTAGATTTTCGCTATGATATTACTAAACCCCCGATCTTAAAATTAGAAAGGGGGTTTTTGCAAATAAGATATTTAGTCTTTTTTATTCTTTTTAGCAGAATCTATTTCAGCTTTGCTTCTATTTTCTCTAGCAATCTGTAATGGAATTGCGGATGTTTGTCGAGCAAGATCTATTTTTTGTTGTTCTATATCCAACTTACGCTGCTCTGTACCCATTTGATCACTATGCTTTTGGCGATTGAAATTCATGGTATCTTGATACTCTTCAGTTGTTCTGATTGTTTCCATCTGGTCAGCAAAATCTGATTGTTTGTTTTCATTCATATCCTGCATTGCACCATAACCAGCAGCGCGAATTTCAGCAACAATAACGTCAGTTCTTCTTTTCTTCTCATTCTGAATTGCTTCATGATCGAGAGCCATTTGTTTTTCATCACGCTTTGCTTTAAGCTCTGCCTGCCATTTTTCTTTTTCGGCTGCCTGCGCTGCTTGTGCTTGCTCAGATTGTTTCTGTTCAAGTCCTTCGAGAATAGCATTCATTCCGGCAACAGTTTTTGTTTGTAGTATTTTACCTACATCACGAACTCCTGCGCCTAAAGTATTATTGTTTTTCACAAACATCTTCATTTCTTCGAGAATAGCACGCATGTTTGCATTGGTGCTACAGAAAGTATTCAGATCAATTAGTAATAAATCAATACCATTTAATTCAAAAAATGTTCTTTCTTCTGCAGTCAATGACGATCGCAAGCGGAAAGAAGATTTTTTAGAATGATAATACTGAGCTAAATCAGTTCTCATGGAATGTACCCGTGGCATTAATCGATCGCTATGATTAATGAAATGGATTTCTGTTTGAGCATAAGATCCTGTAACTGCATGCTCAATACCTTTAGCTGTATCAATTTGTCCAATCTGTTGACCTAATCGCTGTGGTGTAAATCCAATTACCTCAAGTGTTTGTTGTTTGAAATAATTAGCCAATTGCATTCTAGTAATTAAGCGGTTAGATTGTTCCAGATTCAATGTTTGGAAATGACTGAAATTCATTGCTGATTCAGTGTTTGCTAAAGTTGTGTCCAAAGGAAGAATGGATAGATCTCTCATTGTGACATACGCTTTTGCAATATTGTTTTTCCCCCAACTTTCTCCCAAACTATTTTGAGGAATTGCATTTTGATCTAAAGCTACAACCGTACCTATTTCATCAATCATGATGTCAGCAATTTGGTTGTTACACATGTTGAATCCAATTTGACCGGGTTTCATCAACTCAATCATTCCTTGGGATTTTGTGTTGTGCTCACTGAATATAGATCCTTCTACTGGAAGTTTTGCACCATACACACTCTTATCTCCTTTGAACTGAAATAACAATGGTCCTGGTTTATTTCCATTTATACCTAGATAAATTGGAGTAAACTCTGAATTTTCTCTTAATCTAAATGGCATACCTGTAGGTCCGATTTTAATCAGACCATATACAATATTTTGCCATAATGGTTCCAAGTGATCACCAAAGACTAAAGTTTCTGCATTTTTTCTAGGATCAAACTTATTATTGTAAATCGGATTATTCAAAGGAATGTAGTTTTCATCTACAATATCAATTGCAACCTGCCCTCCTTCATCAATACTTGTAAGGTGGTAAAGCAATCGCTGTCCTTTCCAATACATAGTTGTACGACGAAGCATTTGGCTATTATGCAATGGAGCCCCTTCTGAAGTTTCACCAAGTATCCAAGAAACAATGTCTTCTTTGTTATACTCTGCTTCAGTTCGAGCCATGTATTGTTTCATAGCAAGACTATCTTTTAGATTATCTTTATGATCAATACTGGCATCATAATAGTTTTCATTTTGTACACCATCCAGTAGCATTTTTGAATTGCTCACAGGATAAAGTGTCTCGAGAGATTTCAGTTGTTCATCATTCATCTTCCATCCTTCTGCATCAACGATGTCAGCGATAGTTAGAATTTCGATGTTACCTACATAACTACCTTTTGAAATGTATTTCTGGAAAGGTGATTTATGGTAGAAAGTTGTGATTGTGTTCCATAATTCTACATCATAGTCTTCTTCATACATTTTAAAATGCCAGAATTCACGATCGGCTACTAAGGAATCATAGAAAGCAATTTCTTCCAACTCATCCATTTTGAATCTTTCAACATCAATATCGTGTTGACGAGCAGCCCATATTTCACCAATAGTTCTGAAATTCTTTTTATAAAAACCATCAATCTCAGGAAGTTTTTTCAAAGCCTCTGGATCAAATTGCTGTTGAGCTTCTGGTGTATTTGGATCTAAACCGGCTTCCATTAGTTTCTGCAGCAGTTTTGCTTGCGCATCTTCTAGTAAAGCTGCTTCAATTTCTGCAGTTTTAGCCGTAATTAATTCATTGTATGAATAATCATCCACCGCTCTATACTCAACCTGAGTGTTTCTTTTAGCAAACTCAGTTGTTAATACATTGATTACTGTTGGTATAATAGGATAGAATTTTAATTCATAAGCTGCATCAAACTCACCACCTTCTGAAATCATTGCATCCAGTACATCAGCCATTTCAGGATTCTCTTCTGGAATATAATCAGCTTTGTCAATTATACCTCGCGCGAGATTATAATTTTTTAATAGACGGCGACCATGATCGCGGATCTGTTTGATACCTTGCCACTCCAACCAGTCACCATTATGGATAAACCACTCCTCATCTTTTTCTTTTTCAGAAATAAATTGAACTGGTTGTGTAAATGAATTGGCAACCCAAGGTTCTATCTTGGCTCCATTCTGTATCTGTATTGCATTTTTTACTTCCATGCTTTTATTTTAACCTTCTGAAAGGAGTTCTGCTTATTTTTTGTGTACCCACCGAACCAGACTTTCCGATATTGCGGAAGGGACTCCTATTTAATTTAGTCATTTTGTCAGACTTATCCAAATCTGGATTGTCATCAGTGATTACCATTTTCCTATAACCTCTGTTTGCAATTTGAATTTTTATGAAAGCAACCAAGGCTGCTATAGAAACCAACCTATCGACATTGAGCCCTTCGGTGTATTGTTTCATTTCAAGCATAAGCATAGGATCCGGATATCTTTCGATACCATACCTTTGCTTTACAATTGTACCATCATCTTTTGTTTCCTGCTCGATAACCTCTTTCAATGAGTCGATATAGTAAGGGAGAATATTATCATAAAAAATACGACCTATATTTCTCCAACCAAATTCAGCATTTACGGTATTGTTTAGTTTTTGCTCTTTTAAGAACAGCATCATTTCCTTAGGGATCAGGTATTTCTGCTTTCTTTTTAATATCATGTGTGTAATAAATTGACTGACATTGTTTTCCACAAGCGTCCAAGCATTATACCACTCAATCAATAATTCCAACCGCTCATGTGTTTTATTGATATCATCGAATCGACCACACCAAGCCGCCACTACTTTATCCCCTTCTGTGTATGTTTTCATTTCTCCATTGATAACCCGAGTTACTTCAATGGGTGCTTTATAAATATAGATGGAACATAAAGAAACAGATGTGGTGGTTTTACCTTGAGCTACAGGATCGACAGTTGCATAATAAGTTTCCCATGGTGCATTTTTAACAGGTCTTTCCCAGACAATAATGGTTCCGCTTTTATCCTGCATTTTTTTATCAACCGGGAATTGAGTGATGGGAGGTTTTTTTGTATTCTTTGCAATGACACCATTTTCGGAAGGTTCTAATTCAATCAGCTCATACGGGTAAGTCTTTTGTTCAATTCTTACGGATTGTGATTCAACTAATGCTTGGGGAAAAATACTTTCTTCTCTATGAGCAAAAGCCTCTTCCATATCAATTGGGTGCTGTGATATTTTCAATTGATAATCGGCTTCTGTCATTGTAGCCATCCATTTTTTTCTTTTCTTATGGATGGATTCTAATGCTTTTTCGACTTGGCTATTTCCATACTCATCGATGAATGGTTTCATCGCATATTGTTCAGGAATAAATAAAGGGGTGTTCAGAATTAAACCCTTCTTGTTTACATTCTTATTTGGAATACAGTACATACCATAACCCTCAGGAGAATACATGAATTTCTTTAATGGCTCACAATGTTTGAGATCTCCTACTGTTCCGGCTGCTAAGAAAATACCGGTAGTAATATCTCCTGCTTCCATGGCAGGTAACATAAACAAAAGAGTTTGATCCATTGTTGGGGCAATACCAGCCTCTTCATAAAACATTTTTGTTGTCAAACCTCCTACACCCGCTGTAGCATTTTGCTCAAAGGATCTGGCTTCAAGTGTACCTTTTAAACCAATGTTAACAGCAACTCCGTTTTGAACAACCTCTACTTGTTGTTGCCAACTACCAACACCATCAGGACTCATTTGTCGCACCCATGGTGTATGAGTATTCAAGAAATCTTTATAAAGTTCAGCAAACTTCCAGTTACCATTTACACCTGTAATGTATGCCGCCAAAGATGCTCCGATTTTAAGTACAACACTTTCTTCAAACCAAAGTAAATTCATCAGATCTCCAATGTGATATAAAGAAGATCCAAACTGTCTTTTCTTTAATGTACTTCCATGTTGATATCTTACTTCAGCAAGCCATTCATATAAGGCCATGTGTATCTGAGCATCATGTACTTCCGGAAAGGCTTCTTTTCTTTTTACTTTATCTACAATCTTTAAAAAGTTGATCCAGAAATAATAACCGCGAGGGAGATACCACACTTTACCATTGTTCTTAAAAAAGACACCCTTTCTACATTTATATCTTTCCCAACTCCACCATTTCTTCCATGCATCGGTATCTTTTACTTCATCGCAGAAATAACCTTTTTTGTTGAATTTATTCGCATGCTCATTAAATAGAAAACTGGTTTCATCTAATTCATATTCTCCTGGTTCTTTTAAACACTCAGTTTCTAAATACTCCGCAAATTCTATTCTGGAGGTAAAGGAGATTGTAGACCATACACCATTATCCCATATAGGAATTCTTTTGTATATAGGACCAAGTTGTTTATTACTGAAAGGAGGATAATTATTCATCGTCGTCATCAAAAATTACATCATCTGTGTCATCATCCTTTAAATCATAAGCGATGGTTCCACCACCACGAACCTTATCTAAATTCTTTTGTTCTTCTTCCAAATCTTCTTCAATACCTTTGAATGATTTTCGGATCTGATCAAACTGTTTTACTGAGTTCACAATGGATGCTAAATTACCATCGCGCCCACCTGCTGTAATTTGTTCATTTTCAAAAAACAAAGCTAGTTTATCAATCATGGTTTTTACACCACGATAGGCTCGCATAGATGGAGTATCAAATAACAACTCACATTTCCTAAGGGCTTCCCGAATCGCATCATCTTCCGGATCAAATTCTCCTTTGAGATGATTTAATATGATTCTTTCTTTTGAATATTCAGGTGTCCCTCTATATGGATTATCACTCGAAGGAGCGGTCATATAATAGAGATATCCATAGATTTGAATGTAATCATTTGGATACTCATCCATAATCCTTTTTAAAAAAGGAATCATATAACAATGCTCACTAGGCTTTATTGTTTTACCCTCAATGTTAAACAGCTTTATCATCTTTCAAGGCTTTTTGTTTTTTCATCATAATCTCATACCTGTTTTCTCGAAGCCATCTGAATATTGCTTGCACTTCCATTTCCATGTAAGGTAGTTCAATTTTTTCAATAGTTTCAATAATAGGATCCCCTGCCGCATCTAATTCTAAAACAGGAAATCCATATTTATCTTTTCCTGCAACTTTGAATTTCACATGATCGATAATAATATCTCCGGGAAGAAGATGATAATTATGGCGAAGTATTATGTACATGTAAAGGCTCATCTGCAATGCATAGTGATTAAACTCACAGTCATCCAGATGGCACACAGGACCGCTCATTTTTTTTCTGGTTCCATCTGCATAAGTAAAACCTTCTTTTTCAATTTTTTTATTGGTCTTATAATCCCGGATGTATAATTTTTGATTGTATATTTCAACACGATCACTTTGTCCGCATACACCCGCACTTTTTAAATAACAAAAGAATTCTGGATATATACCCGCTCCTAATTTTTGATCTGGCGCAACCTTGGCTTTTCCTTTGAATGTATTTTCCAAAATAGGTAATTCAATACCATCTCGGGTTATAGTTTTTGGACGAAGTGTTTGTCTTTCTTTGTAATCATGATACCAAGATCCTGTATCAGTAGATCTTTTATTTTCAGTTTGCCAAAGTAACCGAATCTCCATAGGAGTGAGTCCGTAATATTTACCATCCTTTTTTCTAGCCTGCTTCTCTGATTCTTTTATAGCATCGAAAGGCTGTTTGAACATATCAATTAAAGTAGTAGCACTAATCCAAAAGATATCTTCATTTGGATCCTCACTCACATACTTATGCTCTTTTTCATAAAATAATACACTACTCATGATCTATTCCCAATTGAGTTTGTTCTTCTTCTGTCAAAACAGCAGGCCATCGTCCATCATCACATGCGGATGACAAACTTCTAAGTTTAAGTTTCATTGAACATCCGCATATAGCGCAACAAGGACCTGTACTAGGAACCAAACAATCTGAATCAAGATGGCTATATTTAGGACATGTCTCACATATCGCCAATCTATCTGCAGCAATCTTTTCAACAGTTTCATTTTTTATCAGGTTGTTTTTTAGACCTTCTATAATTTTTTTCCTGTTTTCCCAGATCCGCATAACGCTTCCTTCTTTCTTCTTCATCAATATTGATTTTATCCAGAAGAGATTGAGATAATATCAATCGCTCCTCAAGTTGTTTATGCTTCTTAACTTTTTGAAATGTATCAGCGGGTTCATTTCCAAGCACCCATTTTCCAACACGAATAAATTTTTCAAGTCTTGATTTTCTAATTTCGAATGTACCCAGCATGGGAATGTTTATTCGGTAATGATCAAAACTATGCATCATTTTTCGCAACCGAGTATAATAAAAATCAACCACATCTTGCACTAAGATGGGATCCATATCTAAATCCTCGGCAGTTTTAGGAATTAATGATTTCGCCTTGATAGCCTTCGACATACAATGCTTTTATATCAATTAATATATTCCCTAGATCACTTGTGGTAAGTACATCTATTTTCTCAGTAAGAGAAATGATTTTATTACCGATTCCTTTTCTGATGACAAGCTCTGTTTCGCGAACCTGCTTTGTTACAAAATTCCTAACTGTTTGTGCATTTGAAAATAGATCCTGTGCTACAATTTCATTACAGTAGTCTGAAATATTCATATCTCCCCATAATGCTAAATAAGCAAGCGCATCGATCTGAGCAGGGCTCATACGAAGTCTTTTTACAAAGCAATGGTAGTTGATTTGAAACCGAATGATATCAAATTGATTCATCCGGGCTTTATACTTAATTGCCTCCGCTTCCATCATCTGTTGGTTTTGAGGCAACCTCATCTGGAGCCGGTTTTAGAATATCAGCTAATCTTAGTTTGGCTAACATTCCTTTTAATCTGAATTCCTCTATTTCGGATTTGAGTTTTTCATACTCATGAGTCACCCTTAAACGGGGTATTTGATCGGCATAAAAAGCATCGAGTTTGGCAAGATGAGACTGCAATTGCTCATCAGTTATTTTCTCTGCTTGGTTGGTTAAATCTTCAGCCATAATTTTATTTATTTATGGCTAAAATAATAAAAATTATTTAAACAAAATTTGTTTACTTCTTGCGAGCTTTACCACCTTTTCCATTACGAGCTCTATTTGAAGATGCTTTTTCGGGTACTAATTTTCCTGATTTTGTATGAGACTGATCCTTTCCATCTTTATTGCCATAAGTACCATCCTTGCGATTTTCCTTATTTAATTCAGCACGGTATGCTTTTCTCTCAGGAGTAGCATGGAACTCTTTGTTGTATGCATTCTTTTTTGCACGAGCTTCCGGATTCTTTGCAAAATATTTTGCTGAATCAGATTTACCAGTAGATTTACCAGCAAGAGAATTCCTTGTTGATTTTTTCTTTGCCGCCATTACTCAGAAGTTAAAAGAGCATAGTATTTTTCAGTTAATTCTTTTCTATGAGCCAATCCATTGGTTCCACCATTAATCCTTTTAGTAACCTTCAGGATTGCTTCATCTGATACAGATGTGCACATAGTCCACAAACCATTTTTGGCAAAAAAGTATAAAGCTGAATCAAATGCATACTCTGTAGCAACCAGATTGGGATTTGTTAATACTTCTGGTTTTTTAAGGAACACAGAGAAAGCTGTATAATTTGCTTTTCCTGTGAGTTGCAGAGCACCTCGTCCTCTGAAAAGATAACCATCGCCAGAACTCTCCGGACCATTACCCATTCTATTTGCATAAACTCTATTTCCAATTTTTTCAGCTTGTCTGGAATAACTCATTGCCAATACCTTTGTAGGAAAGTATTTAGGAAATACTTGCAGCAGTCGATCGGCTGAGTAATTAAGATTTTCTACAAATAAAGAAAACCCTCCTGTTTCATGTGCTGTTTGCGCAAAGAAATGAGCTGCTTGTTCAGGACTGATTTTCAAATACTCCATTCCTTTTTTCAAAGTTTGCTTCCCAAATGCTCCATCTGGTGTTGCACCAATTCTTTCTTGAAATTTTACTAAACTCATAATTTATTTGATTACAGCCACACCCCATCCAAGAGCTGCAGCAATTCCTAAAATCCAATTCTTTCTCTTTGACTTTTTTAAATCTGCTTTTGAGATCATCAATAGAGTATCTTTTGAAGCTACAATATATTTCAGATCTGAAATAATAAGACCTTGCTTTTTAATCACTGTGTCTTTAACTTGACCTTGGTAATATAGAACTCCTATTAAAGTGTCTTGTGTCTCCACCAGAATAGCCGTGTCGCGCTTTTGCTTTAAATACTCAACATCCGCCATTAAATCTTGGATCGTTAATCCTAAGGCTTTAATTTGCTTATTATCCGGAACCAAAGATTTTTCCAAAGTCTGTACTTCTTTTTCTTTGTTGTGAATATTATTGATCACCCATTTAGCTTTTGGTGGTTTGATAACCTGAATGTCTTTTCTGAAATACAAAAAAGCGACTAAAAAGGCCATACCTATAATCGCTATTGTTTTCATTCTACTTTCTAAATTACCACTCTTAAAACTACGTGTCATATCATTTGATTTCTACAAACTTATGCAAAAGACACCACTCATACAAATCCTGTGGTGACATTCTGTAAGATCGATGAATTGCATAAACCCACGATACAAATTCAGAACATGTCATAATTTTTTCAGTATTCTTTTTATCCTGCCATTTTCCAGTAAGCATTTGGATGGGATGTCTCAATAACAAAGAAGGAAAATCGTATGCTGTAAATCCTGCTTTAGTAGCAGCCCGCAGGGAAAATTCTTTCTCATTGATTGGATCAGAGCTTCTAAAAGCACGAATATCATAACCATAATGATCACACCATTGATCAAACATTCTAAACTGAATTCCATCTTTTTGCGCATCAATCACAAAAGGAATTCCCCAAACCTCCATATATAAAGCTACATGTGAGAATTTAGATTTTGTTGTTCGCATAATCGCTTTGCTCAAAAAAGAATGCCCTGTGCAAAACAAAATATCTCCTGGTTTAAGATTGGTCGGTTTCATCGATTGGTGGTTTTTTAAGTGCAACAAGATTTACCATTAAAGATTGTGTTTGATATCCAGAAAGGAAAGCTGTCAAATAGTTTATCGGTAAAAGTTCTTTCATACCTGTATCAGTACAAATAAGTAATAATGCAGGTATTAAAAGAAATGAAGCAATTGTTGTTGTTATAAATTTCCTAGTAAGGCTGTCTTTGATTGGTCCTCGCATTTTACCAATCTTCATGAGGATATGCACCATAAGCCCTGTATATGCAAGGGCCCAGTGTAACGGTGTAAGATCTGCTATATGTTTAATCTGTTCTACCATTTTCTTTATCTCTTATGTTATAAATTTTAGCTAAGATTCGAACAAGCATTGATTTTTTGTCCCACCCTAATCTAATGAAGTTCTCAATATTAGATCCTAGTAATTGAAGTATTACAAAGTTTAACCAAGCGAAATTTACAAATGCGTAAATATCAATTTCATATCCAAATGCATAAGGAGATACAGCATAAACATCCAGAATATTTGTACACCCTAGCATTATCCAATAAATACCTAGTTTTAACCAACCTTTTCCAAACTGATCAGACTGCCACCCTACACCTTCAGCTTTAGATGCTTTAATTCCAGTATACATTTCCATGAAGAAAAGTATTACTATTACAAGCCCCACAGGAAGCTCAAAACCAAACATCATTCTAAAGTAATAAGCTACAAAAGCCAATCCTCCACTTATTGCTGCAGCTTGTGTTGCAAAATCTGGATGGAAAGCACTATGTAAAAAATGGGTAGTGTCTTTGTATCCACTTGACTGTACGATAAGAGAAAAAAACTTCATCATGACTAAATCCTCTTTTATCGTGTTGCAATAATTTCCAAATTTGGAACCACCCCTTGTGTGCTAATAGTTATTACAGGAGAAAAAGCAAATCCGTATTTCTCAGATAAGGTTTTGAATTCATTTTGGAATAACTCTAATTCTTGTTTTCTTAATTCCGCTTCTTGTGCTTTTACTTCTTTCAACTTATCTTCTAACGAAGCGGTTTTCTCTGCTCCCAATGTAGGAATCTTTGTTTGTTTGGTTTCTTTTTCCATGATGCTGCCTTTTATTATTTATTAAATTATTACTTCTTCGATATCCGCAGGAGAAATTCCAAATGTGTTCGCAAATTCTATTTTTGCTCCAACTAAGATTTCATCCTCAAAGGCTTTTGTCTTTGTTGTGAAAACTGGAATCATCATTTTTACTTGTGCATGGAAACTATCAATCTCTTCTTTTGTTCTAAGATTGAATACTCCCTGTGCAATCACCCCTTCTTCTGAATCTGAGTATTTATACTCTACTTCAATTGAATGGTTTACTGTTCCATCTTCCTGTGGTTTTCCTACATGGTTAAATCCTAAGATAGCCATTGTTACTTTTCCTGTGGAATTTCCTACAACTCTCCCTGTGTTGTAGCTTACTTCATTTACTGTTATTAGTTTCATGTTATATTTTTGTGTTAAAGTTAATTATTTTTTTTATGCTAACAACCCTTCATTTCTTAATGCTCTTACAACTTGAAGTAAAGTGTACCCATCAATTGTATCTGTATCGGTTAAAGTTGTTCCTCCATTGCTTACTAATACAGAAGCCGTGACAGCTGTTGTTTCTTGTAACATTCTTCTAATAGAACCAGTTTCACTTCTAAAATGTATTGCAGCATTTCCTGCAACTACATCTGCTGAATATATCCAAGCTCTATCAGTATAATTTGTAGTAGGTGCTGTACCATTTTCCATCCAAATAGATTTAGTACCAGTTGCAGCAACTAAACCTGATCCCATTTGTAAATTACCAAGATAGAAATTAAAAGTACCACCAGTAGTATCTATTTGTGTATTCATTGAACCACTAGCTATACCTAAACCATTAGTAGGAAAATAGAATCTATTTGGTGTAGTTCCAGGATTCATTTCAATAAAATTACCACCAGACTTAGCCATAAACATACGGCCATCCGCAACTTTTGAAAATGAATTAGATAATGATCCACCATCAGTACTTAACCAATAATTTCCATCTCCTGATACTTGTAAGAAATTCAAAGTGTCAGCCGAGTTCCTTACCCTAAGTGCAATATCAGTTGAAAGTGCGCCTTGTGCTTTGATGTCTACTCTTGCACCCAAAGCAACAAATGCTGCATACCCAAAGCCTGAATTTCCTGCTGTAACACTTAGAGCGCTATTGTTTGTTGCGCCTGATGCACTTAAAATCACTCCTGTATTCCAATCCCCTGATCCGTCAACTGCTAAGTTTATTCCTGTCTTAAATCCTGAGGTATTACTGTTCAATATATGTAAAACATTTCCTCCTCCTGCACCGATTCTACTAAAAGAAACCACGCCTTGACTTCCTCCTGTTCCTGATGTGGTTGCTGTTAAGACTGAATTTGTACCAACCTTACTAAAAACAAAACCGTTGTTAGATGAAGGTATGTTAACATCCGAAAATGCACCAAAACCACCCTCTATGTTTAGAATTTGAGCGCCTGCTGATGTTTTCCAAATCCTATCGCCATTTCCTGCAAGTTGATCTAAATTTTGTGTATCCGCACTATTCCTAACTCTAAGTCCTA